ACTTGTTTCAAGTAAAAAGGTGTGGCAAAGGCGGTAAAAATCATTATGCCAATGATGAAGTTGATGTGTTCGCACTTGTGGCACTTGATACAAAGCAAGTCGGATATATTCTTAATGGTGATATGCCTATGTCAATTACATTAAGATGTGACGATATGCGAGGAACATATTACGATGAACAAGGGTTGAAGCATTATAATGACATTATGAAATTAAAGGGCAAAATGTCACAACAAGAGATAGCTGATACATTAGGCATAAGCAAAACCATTGTGAACAAGATGTGTTGTAAAACCTATAAACCGCATATATCAAATGCAAGATACTTTTCAGACATCATAAGGGAGGCTGATTGGTTCGAGCAGATTTGACCTATTCGGCGGTAGTGGTAGCACACTAATAGCCTGTGAACAGTTAAACAGAAAATGCTACATGGCAGAACTCGACCCGAAGTATTGCGATGTCATAATTGAAAGATGGGAAAACCTAACAGGAAAGAAAGCTGAGTTAGTAAAGGATAGATAGAGACAGGTGATTGAATGGCAAGAGGCAGACCGAGCAAAGCAGATGAATGGTTAACGAAGGACAATCTTATTCTTGTTGAGGGATGGGCAAGAGATGGATTATCAGATGAACAAATTGCTCATAACATTGGCATCGTTACATCTACTTTGTATGTTTGGAAAACAAAATATAAGGATTTTGCGGAGGCGATAAAAAAGGGAAAAGCACCTGTTGATTACGAGGTGGAAAACGCAACGCTTAAATCCGCTCTTGGATACTACGTCACAGTCAGGAAACCTATCAAAATCAAGGTGGAAAAGCAAAAGGTCGGTGAAGGTAGGATTGTAGAAGAGAGAATTGAATATGCAGAGGAACAGGTTTACATCAAACCGGATGTAACAGCACAGATTTTCTGGCTGAAAAACCGAATGGCTCACAAGTGGAAAGACAAGCCTGAGGCATCTGGTGATACTGACTCTTTGAAGAAAGTAAAAGAAATATTAGAGGGTGTTCAAAGTGTCATTGACTGAGAAGCAAAAAGAATACCTGATGAATTGTGACCACAGGTGGAATGTGAAAACTGGTGCGACTGGTAGTGGTAAGTCTTTTGTCGATATGGTAGCAACTATCCCTCAAAGGGTGCTTGCATGTAGAGGCGAGGGACTTGTTGTTCTAATGGGGAATACCAGAGGGACGCTTGAAAGAAACATCCTTGACCCGATGCGAAGCTTGTACCCTGATGAAGTAGGAAACATTAGATCAGACAACACAGTTATGTTGTTTGGCAAAAAAGCTTACGCATTAGGAGCAGACAATAAAAAGCACGTTGCAAGGATACAGGGTGCAACATTTGAGTATGTATATGGTGACGAAATCACAACATGGTCAGAAGAAGTGTTTCAGATGTTGAAATCACGTCTTAGATGTGAGCATTCTCATTTTGACGGTACTTGCAACCCTGATAACCCTAATCACTGGTTTAAAAAGTTTCTAGATAGTGATGCGGATATATATCAGCAAAGTTATATCATTGATGATGGAGTATTGCCAGAGCGTATTGTGTCGGAGTTGAAAAAGGAATACGCAGGGACGGTATACTATGACAGATACATCATGGGTCTCTGGGTATCTGCACAAGGCATCATATACCCTATGTACAACGAAGCCATAGCAGAGCCACCTACAGAACGTCCAACTAAATATGTAATGTCTATAGACTATGGTACACAAAACGCTTTTTCAGCAGGATTATGGGGCAAGATAGGAAACACATGGTGGAGGCTTGACGAGTATTATTATTCTGGAAGAGACACAGGCGTTCAAAAAACTGACGAAGAATACGCCAAAGACCTTGATCGGTTCATATCGTCATTAAATCTTTCAGATAAGCTGAGAACAATCATTGACCCATCTGCTTTATCGTTTATAACCTTGTTAAGAAAAAGAGGAAAGTACAGGGTTATGACAGCGGATAACAGCGTGCTAGATGGAATCCGAGAAACCGCCACTTGCTTGAAAACTGGAAAGGTAAAGATTTCAAAGAAATGTAAAAACCTTATAGATGAAATACAGGGATATGTATGGGATGAAAAATCAATGGATGACAGACCTGTAAAAGAAAAAGATCACGCTTGTGATGATATGCGGTACTTCTGCAAAACCATGAGAATAGCAACAAAAAGTAACTATACAGGAGGTATACTTTCATGAATAAGGAGAATATACCATGATAACTTATCAGGATTATCTTGAGGTAGCAGACAACGACAAGGACAGGATTGAGTGGGTAAGACAGGTCATAGACCAACACAAATCATCTGACCTTTACAGAGATGCGGTGGATGCAAAGAATTACTTCGATGTCCAGAACACAACAATCACCAACTATGTTAAGACACTGACTACGGCAACAGGCAGGATTATAGAGGACAAATACAGCCCTAACCACAAGGTAGCAAGCGGATTCTTCCGAAAGTTCGTCATACAGCAGAACCAGTATCTGCTGTCAAATGGTGCAACTTGGGGAGAGAACGACACAGCCAATAAGCTAGGCAAGAGATTTGACGCAAGGTTGCAGGAGTTGGGAGAGGATGCCCTGATAGGTGCGGTATCCTTCGGTTTTTGGAATCTTGACCATCTGGAGGTCTTTGAGGTCACAGAGTTTGCTCCTGTCTTTGATGAGGAAAACGGCAAGTTGCGGATGGGAGTGAGGTTCTGGCAGATAGCACCAGACAAGCCATTACGAGCCACGCTTTACGAAGAAGACGGTTATACCGAAATGATTTGGAATCAGCGTAACAATATTGACGGGCAAATCTTCAAGTCTAAGAGATCATACAAGGTGGTAAAGCTAAAGACAGATGCAGAGGGTGAATTGGCAAACCTTGACCAGAACTACGAAGGATTCCCGATCATACCTTTCTGGGGCAACAAACAGCACGTTTCTGAACTGCTTGCGGTCAAAGACGGAATAGATGCTTATGACCTTATCAAGAATGGCTTTGAGAATGAACTGGACAATGCACAGCTGTATTGGATAGTAAAAGGTGCAGGAGGCATGGACAATCAAGACCTTGTACAATTCCTTGACCGATTACTGACCAATCGTATTGCATCAGTAGAAGGTGACCAAGACATATCCGCTCATGAGATTAACCTGCCATATCAGGCAAGGGAATCACTCCTTGAAAGGATAGAAGCTGACCTGCACAGTGATTACATGGCTCTTAACCTTGACGAGATCAAAAGCGGTTCTGTGGTCAATGCCCAGATTAAAGCGGCATATGAGCCGATGAACGCAAAGGCAGACAAGTACGAATTCCAAGTACATGAGTTTCTTGACAACTTGCTTTCGATTGTCGGCATTGATGATGAGGCAACATTTACAAGGTCGATGATAACCAATGTATCAGAGACAGCAAGCGTCCTTAGTCAGATGGGAGAATATCTGTCAAGCGAATATATCACAAAGAAGCTTCTGACGCTTCTAGGCGATGGTGATATGTATGACGATGTGATTAAGCAGATGGATAAAGAAAGCACAGAAAGAACGCAGATGGAAAATCCTGATGAGGAAAAGGAAACAAATGAAGAGGGGAATACTGGAGACGATAGCAATCCTGATTTGCTTTAGTGGGCTGATTGCCTATTTTCATAATTTATACCTGATGATACCGATGTTTATCCTGATGATGCTTTACTACAATATGGAGTAGCGATGAAGGTAAGAAGAAAAACCAAACCGTTAAATGCGATACAATTCACTGGTGATAACAGGGATGAATTTGATAAATATCTAAAAAATAACGCAGAAATTGTCCTGATATACAAAAAAGAAAAAGTAGATCAAATCCAAATACGATTTATCTGGGGATATATCAGGACTTTGGGCAAAGGCGATTATTTAATTCGAAATAGCAATGGGATATATGAACGGGTAAACAGAGACGTGTTCAGAAGAAACTATGAGGTGGTCGGATGAATGCAGAACAATTTTTCAAAAGTGCAAAAGTGATCAAAGAAGCATACGATTCAGACGGCAGATTCAGGGATGCTGTCAAGGCAAGCATACTGTCGGCAATGAAGGAATTGAAAGGCAGTTGCAGTGATGAGCAGGTTGCGATAGCTATAGCAGAAAGGTTATTCGGAGATGGCTGACTATGCACACGAACAGACCGATAGGATCATAGAAGAGATGTCGAAGAAACTTCGCAGGGAGTATGACCAAGCGGCGAAGGAGATAGAAGACAGGCTCAATGACTATTTGGAAAGATTCAAACTTAAAGACAGCAAATGGCAAGAGTGGGTATCGTCTGGCAAAAAGACTGAAAGTGAATATCGTAAATGGCGAGAAAGCCAAATCATGGTTGGCAAACGGTGGGCATCAATGAAAGACCAACTGGCAACAGATGCCGTAAATTCCAATCAGATAGCACAGAAAATAATTAATAATGACATCAAAGATGTATATGCACTTGGGATGAATTACAGCACCTACCAAATCGAGAAGCAACTTGGAATTAACACAAGCTTTACCGTATACAGCCATGATACAGTAGAGCGTATCATGAAAAAAGACCCAGACCTGCTACCACCTCCGGGGAAAAAGGTATCTCAACAAATCCGTGAGGGCAAGGCAAAAAGGTGGAACAGGCAGATTATTCAGAGGAGTATGACGCAGTCAATTCTTCAAGGTGACAGCATCCCCAGAATGGCTCAGAGGCTTGCCCAGAACGTAGGTGATAGTAACTTTAAGGATGCCATGAGAAATGCCCGTACGATGGCTACAGGGGCTGAGAATGCAGGTAGGATTGATGCACATGACAGAGCAAGGGACATGGGCATAGAAGTTGCTGATGCATGGGTAGCAACTTTCGATGCAAGGACAAGGAAATCTCATAGACATCTGAACGGAGAAATCAGAGGTGAAGACGGATACTTCTCCAACGGATGCCGATTTCCTGCTGACCCAGAAGGAGACCCTGCTGAAGTATACAATTGCAGGTGTACAATCATCGGGCAAATAAAGGGCTTTGAGAGAGATTTGCTTTCTTTTGACGTAAGAAATGACCCCGATGTAGGAAAGATGACTTATGATGATTGGCTGAATGCAAGACCGAAAAGCAGACCGATTGACTCACAATACCGCAAGGGTGAAGCAATCAGAATGAAGCACATCAGACGGTATGGCGGAAATGGCACAATGCCAAGAGTTCAGCCGAGCAGATCGGTAGCAGAGCCAGAAGCAAAACCTTTTCATTCTCAAAAGCTTGAAACCGTCCTTGAAAAGAATTATAATAAATTTAAGGACAAAGTAGAGAAAGCAATAAACAAACCACTTTATGATAAATATGTGGAAAAGTGTAAAGCAATTGTTAAAGTATCAAAGGGGGGAGCATATACACCATCAAGCGACACAGTGAAATTCTCGCTGAGTCAAATTGAAGGTCAGAATATCTTCTCGACTTTGGCACACGAATTAGGGCATATGTTTGATGCAAAGCTAGGGAAGCATGAGGCTCTGTCATTTGGCGAAATTGGTCTGGTAAACGATGCAACCAAAGTAGGGAATTTCAAAATGTTCAAGGAAACCCCATCATCCTGTGATGAGTTTTTGTCGGCATTGCGAAAAGATGCGGATGCGATAAAGTCCAAAGTGCTAGACAGGAGCATCCGAAAAGAACTACTGGAGACATATGAAAAGCGTAATTCATCGGCAGGGGTTCAGGACTTCTTGGACGGTATGTTTGGGACGCAAGATGATGGTTTATTGCCATGGGGACATGGAGACAGGTATTATAACCGTGCGTATAACAAGAAAGTAAAAGCTTTTGGAAATCAGAAAAAATTAAAGGAAGTATATCAGAAGCTAGGCTTTGACGCAAGCAATCAAGACAAGGTAAGGCAGTTGTCAAGGATGTATGAAACATCATCGGAAGCGTGGGCTAACGTCAGCAGTGCGGTAACTTGCGGTGGAAAAGAATTAGAAGCAATCAAAAAATATATGCCAGAAACATACAACGCATATCTTGAGATATTAAAGAAGGTGAAGTAATGCTTGATTCAAAACTGGAAGAATATATCAATGCATTTAAGGAAGGCTTTCCAATGATCCCTCTTGCATGGGGAAGGACGGAGGCTGAAATAATCGATCTAATAGACAGATGCCTTAAAGAAGGCAAGAACGCATATGATCTGGGCTTGGTCAAAGAAGATGACGACATACTGTTTTAGGTGATGCTATGGATGTGAGAATGACAGATAATTCTGACGAAGTAAGAAAAATGCTGAATGATGCTATTGATGTTGCGATGGAAGCAATCGGTATCCAATGTGAGGGGTATGCAAAGCTTGAGTTGGAGAATTACCCAAGAAGAATTGATACTGGAAGGCTCAGAAACAGCATATCCCACATGGTGCAGAAGCAATCAGCGATTATAGGTACTAATGTCGAATATGCTCCGTATGTGCATGAGGGTACGCAAAGAATGGTGCCAAACAGATTCCTTAAGAATGCCGCAGAAAAGCATAAAGATGAATACAAGGCGATAATTGAGATGATTATGAATCGGCCTATTTAAGAGTCACAACCGTGGCTCTTTTTTTTATAAATTTACTGATATTTTTTTTAAAAAACAGTTGACAAATAATAAAACGTGATTTATAATTAGGTTACAAAAACAAAAACCACGAACCGAAAGGAGAAAACAAAATGAAGTTATACAAAAAATCAGAGAGAAAGATGAACATATACGATTTTAAGAAAGCTATGAAGGCAGGTGGATTTGAAGCAAAATCCATAGGAGAATACAGAAAGTGGAAAGAGCTTCATGACGGAAGGGTATCCGTAAGGATGACAATTTACGAGATATCAAGGGGCGGAGTTGCAGAAGGATATGTTTTAGCTGACGTACTCGACAGAGTGGCTTGCCAGATCATATTAAATAAGCAGGAAGTGCTTGATTGGATTAAGGAACACGGATACAAAACAGATAAGCAGTTTTACATGGAAGACATGGGGATGAGCGAAGAACTTTGGAACGAATGGAACAAATAAAACTACCTGCCCTTCGGGGCAGGGATATAATATAATCAAGATAAGAAAGGAGACACAAGATGTTATACAGGAATTTTGATACAAAGGAGTTATTTACAAAGAAGGAAGTTGAAGACCTTTATCTTTGGCTTGAAGATGAACTGGAAGGAAAATACGAGGACTTTGATGAATACCTCGATGATCTCCTTGCACAGGGTAGAGCAGGAACAGGCGGTCTTGTAGAAGTACCACAGTACACAGTACACTGGGTAGCAGGAGACAGGGATGGCGAGACGTTGTACGAAACAGATGACTACAACGAAGCCATCAATAAAGCACGGGAGTTAGAAGCAGAAAACGAGGGCGAGTTTGATCCCGTATGTGGCGGAATTGGAATTGTCGATAATGAAACAGACGAGGATGTTGAGTGGTGATTTACAAGCGAAAGGGCGTACTTCGGTATACCCTTTTTTTCTTGCAATAAAAGAAATAATGCGATATAATGAGGATGAACGAGTAAATCAGAGAAAAAAGGAGTTTTCGCAAGATTGAAAGAACTACATAGTGATATCCCGATTAAATGCGAGTGCGGAAGGGTTATAGCTTTTCTCCGAGAAGGAAAGGTATATGTACGATGTAAGAAGTGCAAGCGTGAAGTCGAGATACCAAAGGCTAAAGACCGTTAAGAAGGTTAAGGGCTGTTAAACCAGTGTCATAGATTATGGCATTGATTTGACAGCCCTTTTTCTGCCCTGTGCAAAGAACCGCACAGGGCAAAGTCCTAATCACAAAGAAGCGTGAACGATGAACAGGAGGGCGTATATGTCACTTACAAGAAAGATGCTGTCTGCTATGGGGATTGAGGCAGAAAAGATTGACCAGATTATTGAAGGTCACACTGATACAGTCAGTGGTCTACAGGATGACCTTGAGAAAGCCAAAGCAGAGGCAGACAAGTACAAAGCCGATGCATCAAAAGTAAAGGGATTAGAGAAGGAGATCGAAACCTTGAAGAAAGATGCAGAAACCGCAGAGAACCGTGGGGCTGAGTACGACAAGTTAAAGAAAGAATTTGAAGACTACAAAGCCGAAGTAGCAAAGAAAGAATCTGATGCGGTGAAGACGGAAAAATTTCGTGAACTTCTCAAAGATATCGGGCTTTCTGAAAAAGGTATTGCAATGGCTCTGAAATGGCAGGGCGTTGACGGCGTGGAACTGGATGAGGATGGAAAGATTACCAATGCTAAAGAACTGAGAAAATCAGCGAAAGAGGATTGGGGCGAGTACATTACCAAGCCAGAGGAAGAAGGAGCATCAACAGCCACTCCACCTGCTAACACTGGCGGTAAGACTATGACAAGAGATGAGATCATGAAGATAAAAGACCGCACAGAAAGGCTCAAAGCCATTGAGGAAAACCCAGAAGCATTCGGCTATAAGGAGATTTGATTATGGCTAAAACAGGATTAACTAAGAGTGCAAACATTCAGGTAAATCCCAGAGAGGTAGATTTCGTCACAAGATTCGCCCTTAACTGGGAGCATTTACAGGAAATCATCGGAATTGTCCGCAGAATCGAGAAACAGCCGGGGACGGTTCTGAAGTCCAAATATGCAGAGGTAACATTACATAGCGGTGTTGTCGGTGAAGGTGAAGAGATTCCACTGTCTGAGGCTCATGTATATGAGAAGGATTACGCAACTATCGACCTTGAAAAGTATCGCAAACAGGTATCCGCAGAAGCTATCAAAGACCACGGGTATGACGATGCAGTAGGCATGACCGATGACCAGTTCCTTTTTGAACTACAGTCAAACGTAGTAGGAAGATATTACAGCCATCTGCTCACAGGTACTTTGATCTCCGCAAAGGCAACATTTCAGGCGGCTCTTGCAGAAGCACAGGGCAGAGTCAGGAACAAATTCAAGAAGATGCATCGCAACGTAACTGACATTGTTGGTTATTGCAATATTCTTGATGCTTACGACTATCTGGGTGGTGCAAATATTACTGTACAGTCCGAGTTCGGAATGAACTATATTGAGAACTTCCTTGGATATTCCAGACTGTTCCTTTGTGCAGATTCTGAGATTCCGAGAGGCAAAGTCGTTGCAGTACCAGTAGAGAACATCATTCTTTACTATGTCAATGCATCAAACAACGATTTTGCCAGAGCAGGTCTTTATTTTACTACAGATGGCATCACAAATCTTATCGGAGTACACACACAGGGAGATTATGCAACGGTTGTATCTGAGATCATCGCATTACTTGGTATGACCCTCATGACTGAGTATCTTGACGGTATCGCAGTAGTAGATATCGGAACAGCAACATTTACCGCCGTTCAGACACCTGCAAAGGCTAATATTGGCACATACTTTGAGCAGGATGCAACCACAGGCGATTACTTCAAGACCACAGATACAGACGTAGTAAGCGGAAAGACCTACTACACCAGAAGCGTATCCGCAGGAGCGTAATAAATGAGATATCAGGTTATAGAAGAATTTGCTGATATGCAGAATAACGGAAAGGTTTACACGGTAGGTGATACCTTTCCGCATGAAGGGGTAGACCCTAGACGCATCAGCGAATTGTCAAGTTACACAAATCGGCTTGGCGTTCCCTTAATCAAGAAATCTGATACACGCTCAGAGACAAAAAAGAGAAGGGCAAAAAAAGCCGAAGAGTAAAGGGGTGATTATATGCTTACTGAAATCTGCCAGTACTTGCATAATTGGTTTGATAGAGATCAGGCTAAATATTATGGGAAATTTGAAATTTCCAACGGGCAAATCACCTCATTCAATGACGGGGACATCCTGATAGAAGGTCAATACTTCCGGATTATCGGGAGTCTCCTAAATGATGGAGTCTACCAGTATCCTTCAACGGAACTGAAAGACGAAACCTTTGACGGGGCTATATGGAGTATGGCGATACCTCCCGTCATACTTGCCCTGTCGAAGGATATAAAAGATTGGCAGGAAAAGCACGGTGCTGTAGACAGCTACGCAATGTCACCATATCAGAGCGAGTCATTTGGTGGATACACATACAGTAAATCCAGTGGCGGTTCATCTGATGACGGAGGTAATGGAGGGTGGCAGAGTGCTTTCGCCAATCGACTAAAACCGTGGAGAAAGCTGATATAGGGGGTATATGAAATGTCACTGCTGTCAGAAGCGATGGAGTCATGCGTTTTTATGAATAAGGTCAAAACGCTTGATGGATATGGTGGTTATATAAACGAGTGGACAGAAGGTGCTGAATTTGATGCGGCAATTACCTTTGACACGTCCATACAGGCTCGTGTAGGCGAAAAACAAGGCGTGACCAGTAGATATACGGTTACCACGCAAAAAGCCCTCACACTGCAATATAACGATTATTTCAAGCGTGTCAGAGACGGCAAGTACTTCCATGTAACGTCTGATGGTGATGACCGATTTACTCCCAACAGTGCAACTCTTGATATGCGACAGGTGGAGGCAGAGGAGGTAAATACCCTCCCCAGATAGGAGATGAATCATGACTAAAGAACGGGCTTTAGATTCTTTCTGGAATAGCTTTCAGATTCCTGCGTATGACGAGATCACTGTACCTGATGACGCATCCATGCCATATATAACTTACGAAGTATCGACAGCAGGACTGAGTGAAGATGTCTTGCTGTCGGCTTCTTTATGGTATCAGGGCATGAGTTGGAAGGCTATATCAGAAAAGAAAGAAGAAATCAGTGCTTACATCGGTGGAGGCGTTGGACAGGCTTATACAGGCGGTCGGCTGTGGATAAGGAAGTCAACACCTTTCGCACAAAGAATGGGCGAACCCGATGATAAGACAGTAAGACGCATATTGATACAGATACAGGCAGAGTATCAATCTGCTGAATAAGGAGATGTATTATGGCTCAGAAATTTACGAAAGTTCCCGAGGACACATTCGAGAAGTTACAGCTTAATGCAGGAATCTTAGTGGACACATTTACTCCTGCGACATGCACGATTGGTAATATCCTTGGAGCAACTACTGGAGGCATTCAATTTGCATCTAACCCCGATTATACTGATTTCGGGGAAGACGTAGATAACGTGCCGAACAATATGAAGGAACTTAAGCACCTCAATGGCTATGACCCACAGATGAGCGGTACTTTCCTGACATGCTCACCGTCACTGGCTAAAAGCCTTGCAGGTCACGCAGACATTGACACATCAGATGCTACAAGGGTTATCCCCAGAGCAGAAGTATTGGACGGTGACTTTGAAAGCGTTTGGTGGATAGGTGATTACTCAGATGTGAACACTGGGGACAATGCAGGATTCATCGCTATCCATTTGATTAATGCCCTCAACACAGCAGGCTTTCAGATTAAGTCCGCAAAGAATGAGAAGGGTCAGCTTGCCTTTGAATATCACGGGCATTATTCGTTCACAGATCAGGAAACAGTACCATATGAGATTTATGTCAAGAAAGGTGCCGCTTAATAGTACGGCAGGAGGTAACGCACTATGAAGAATTTGGCAAATTGCAAACCGTCTGAATTTTTAAGGCAGACAAACAAAATCCGTAAGTCGGTTAGCAAGTGGCTGACCGACACGGATATCTTAAACATCCGCAAGAGACAGCCAGATATCCCTGAGGATGCAACAGAAGAACAAAAGAAAGGGGCTATACAGGAGCAAGCAAAGAAGAATCTCAATGATATGTTGGATGCCATGATGGACGAACATCCGGATGAGACTCTGGAAGTGCTTGCTCTTTTGTGTTTTGTCGAACCTGAGGAGGTAGACAACCATGAGGTCTTTGAATACCTCGATGCCCTTAATGAAATGGTAAACAACAGCTCGGTGATTAATTTTTTTATATCCTTGATGCGATTGGCGAATCAGCTTATTTCAAGCACTGCCGAAGCATCAGATTAGATATGCTAGACCTTTTCGGCAGTGACTATGTGATTGACCATGTGATGGCAGAAGCAGAAGATTACTTTCACGAAAAGGTCTATCGGCACTATGTCACCGAAATGCTTAGATCACTTGTCGGCTCATGGGGAAATCCTGTCAGCATGAGATATCTTGACATGATAGAACAGAAAGAACCAGAAGAGAAACAGACAGGTGATGAGATTGCCCTTGGAGTAATTAAAAGGGCAGGATTAAAGGTGAAACAAGATGACACTATTTGATTTAGTTGCCAAAATTTCTCTCGATACAAGTGAATATGACAAAGGATTAAGCGGTGCATCTGGCAAGTTTTCGACTTTTGGAAACTCCTTAAAAAGCGGATTTGGCAAGGTCGCAAAGCTAGGGGCAACAGCACTGGCAGGAGCATCAACTGCCGTCATGGCTTTTGGTGCTTCTTCCGTAAAGACAGGAATGACCTTTGATAAATCAATGTCACAGGTTGCCGCCACGATGGGAAAGACCATGGATGAAATGCAGAATGAGGTCGGAGAGGTAGACCTTGCATGGGGGCATTTTTCCGGTAATCTGCGAGATTACGCACAGGAGATGGGTGCTCATACCGCCTTTAGTGCGTCCGAAGCCGCAGATGCCTTGAATTACATGGCTCTGGCAGGATATGACACGGAGAAATCCATGTCTATGTTGCCGAATGTTTTGAACCTTGCCGCCGCAGGTGGGATGGATTTAGCTACAGCATCCGACATGGTTACGGATGCATCTTCTGCACTGGGTCTGTCTACCCAGGAAACAACCGAAATGGTTGATAAGATGGCACAGGCATCCAGTAAATCAAATACCTCCGTGGCACAGCTAGGACAGGCTATGCTTACGGTCGGTGGTACTGCAAAGGTTCTCAGTGGAGGAACAACAGAACTTTCAACCGCTCTGGGCATCCTTGCCGATAACGGCACAAAAGGGGCAGAGGGTGGAACAGCCCTCAGAAACATCCTGACAAGCTTACAGGGCGGTAAATTTGAAAAGACATTCGGGGCTATGGGAATCAGTGCCTATGACGCAGAAGGTAAAATGAGATCGTTGAAAGATATCTTCGGCGATATGCAGGTTGCCATGGACGGTATGACTGATGAACAGAGAACAGATATCATCAACAAGACATTTAATGCCAGAGATTTAAAGAATGTCAATGCCTTACTGGGAACATCCGCTCAACGGTGGGATGAATTATCCGCATCCATAGACGGTTCAGCAGGTGCGGCAGAAAAGATGGCTAATACACAGCTTGATAATCTTGCAGGAGATATTACGCTGTTTAAATCAGCTATGGAAGGTGCTCAGATAGCCCTGTCTGACAACTTATCACCTGCTCTCAGAGACTTTGTACGGACTGGCTCAGAGGGCATGACAGAGTTTACAGAAAAGCTAAAGAGCGGTGATTTTTCTGGCGCTATGGAATCTATCGGGGGAACTCTTGCAAATCTTGCAACAGTTGCCTTGAGCAAAGTGCCTGACCTGATATCCGCAGGTGGACAGCTTTTAATGGGGCTGGCAAAGGGATTTATCACTAACGCTCCTACGCTTTTATCGGGGCTGACTGAAACCTTATCAACTACCTTTTCTTCACTCACATCATCAGCAGGAACGCTTGTATCCTCAGGTGCAGAAATGATTGGAAAGTTAGGAGAAGGTCTTGTACAGGGCATCCCGACATTCTTAGCACAGGCGTTGCCGATGATAACTCAATTCAGTGAATTTTTGAGGGCAAACGCAGGAACACTTATATCCGCAGGTCTTGGGCTGATACAGAATATCGCACAAGGATTAATTAACTCTATACCTCTGCTTGTATCATATGTGCCAACGATCATAACCAACCTTGCAGGAATCATAAATGATAACGCTCCGAAAGTTTTAGCAACAGGCGTGAACATCATCAAGAATTTGGTGGTTGGCTTGATACAGGCAATACCAACCATAGTAGCCAATATTCCAAAGATTATTCAAGCAATCGTAGCTGTCTGGATGGCTTTCAACTGGCTTGATCTTGGTAAAGGGGTAATCAACTTTATCAAGAACGGATTCGAGTCATTAAAGACCACACTGCCAGAGGCACTGAAGAATATCGCAGAAACAGCTAAAGAATGGTTTTCCGCTATCGACTGGAGAACGCTTGGTGCAGATGTAATTGACCTGATTAAGATAGGTTTTGAAACGCTTGGAACTGCAATACCTAGAGCTTTAAAAGCCGTAGGAACAACAGCAATCAGCTTCTTTAAATCCGTCAACTGGGCATCAGTCGGAATGACAGCGATCACAAAGATTGGTAGTGGCATTAGGGGTGCGGCAGGACTCATAAAGAGTGCGGTGAAATCCATTGCTGATAATGTCAAAAACACGATATCAAAAGGATTTGAAGCGGCAAAGGCAAAAGCAGTTGCCAGTTTTACACAGATGAAGATGAACATATTCAGTGCATTAAATCCAATCGTTCACAAGGTCATGGACATCGTCAATCGCATAAAGGGATTCTTCCCACTGAGCATAGGAAAGATTTTTTCTAATCTGAAAATTCCACATATCAGCGTAAGCGGTGGGTCAGCACCCTTCGGTATTGGTGGCAAAGGTTCACTGCCTAAATTCCATGTGTCATGGAATGCAAAAGCCATGGAGAATCCTTACCTTTTCTCTGATGCAACGTTATTCGGTGCAGGAGAAACAGGAGACGAGATGCTATACGGACGTAGTGCATTGATGAAAGATATTACATCTGCTATGGATGCATCTAAATCAAGCGGTGGGAATAACGTGCAGATCACCAACTACATCACCGTTGACGGAGCAGAAGACCCAGAAGATTTTGCTGAAAGGCTAGTTAGAAAGATGCAGATGGAGGTGAGGACAGCATGAGCATGAATAAAGAACAGGCTATTGCAACCGCCAAGCAAGAGGTGGCTAATCAAATAGCTAAATATAGAGCAAAAAACGTCATTTCTCCACCTCCCACAGGGCTATCTATCGCAAGGGCAAATAATAAATTCACGCTCACTTGGAAGAGCCACGGAGAGGATTACGCTGACGGAATACAAGTACAGTATGCCATCAAGACGAAAAAATGGGGAGGATGGGAAAGTATAACTGTAGGCAACAAAGCTACGTCTGCATCTTTCACTCTCGATGCATCTAAATACTACCCAAATACCACAAAAAAGATCACTGGCGTCAGATTCCGTGTCCGTGGAAATACAAAGACCCACTCTGCATCTTTTACTGTGTCAAAAAAATACGAAGAAACAGTAAAAAAGAAAAAAGTTACAAAAACATACAAATATACAGAAAAGGTTACTGCCGATGCCGCATGGAGTCCATGGGCAGACAAAGAGATGGACATATCTCCTCCCAGTGCTCCATCAATTAGTGAGACAGTCAGTGAAAACCTTTCCAATGTTACGGTTTTTGCATGGTCAGCGGAATCATCTGCATCAAACAAAAAGCCTTTTACCAATGTCGAATGGCAGACTGCGTTGGTTAAAAATTCCAATGCGTCAAAAGGGTCAGGATATGGGGCGAGCCATACAGGCAGTGCGTCGGGCAGTACTACCCAAACAGAGACACCGTCAATCCTTGCAGATGGCAACTCATATAAAAGATGGGTTAGGGTTCGATCAAGAGGTATTGGTGGTGCATCAGATTGGAAAGAAGTTGCCCATGTATATGTCAATGCCCCGAATTCTGCCACAAATGTTAGAGGGTCAGCGGTCAAATCTGGCGGTACTTTTACTTGTACAGCAACATGGAAGACATCCGCATCATCTGCAAGACCTATCGACAGAATTAATGTTCAATACGCAATTACTGTACCGGAGTCGGGACTTGTGTGTCCCTCTGGGATATCATGGTCAGACGGTATTGATTTGGCTTACAAAAATGGTAATGATAGGGCGAAATTCAGTGTTGACGATACTATGACAGAAGATGAATGCCTCTTTATCAGAGTTAACACGGAGTTCAATGCCATCTATCAGTCCAACTTTGGTAAGACGTTTGGAAGTGCCATACTGGTTGCGGCAGGAAAGTTGAAGCCACCATCTGGAGTCACAGTGACCACTGAGGAGGCAACGTTTAAAGCAACTATCAAGGCGACGAATAATTCGGCTGTTCCTGATACTTTCCTTGCTGTCGTTTACAGAGGGTCACGAGACCCCAATAAACAATTTGTAGTTGGAGTAATCCCATCGGGCAGTGATACCACAATCGTACAATGTCCTGACTGGTCAGATGAGGGTAGCTTCTCCTTTGGTGTGTATGCCGTAGCAGGTACATATACCAAACAGACAAGGTCAGATGGTGCTGACAGCTATGCCATTAAAGCCTATAGCGGAAAACCTCTAATGAAATCTGATACGGTCTGGGAGGGTGGAGAAGTACCGCTTGCTCCCAGTAATGTCACGGTTGAGCCGACAAGCGTTAGTGGGTCAGTAAGAGTAAATTGGGATTGGTCTTGGAAGAATGCGACAGGGGCAGAGATTGCATGGAGTGATCACAGGGACGCATGGGAATCTACGGATGAACCAGATTCTTATTTGGTCAGCAACCTTTATCAACCACAGTGGAATATCGCAGGATTGGCTCTAGGTACAGAGTGGTACATCAGGGTAAGATTCGTCAGAGAAGTTGCCGATACCACTGTATATAGTCCGTGGAGCGAATTAACATCCGCATCAACGATTAATCTATCCAGTCCACCAGAAACACCATCCCTCAACCTCTCCAGTCCTTTTGTAATCGAAGGCGGTGAGATCACTGCATCATGGGCATATGTCTCCAATGACGGTACGCCTCAGTCTTTTGCAGAAATACGAGAAGCAACTATCACAGATGAGGGCATCACTTACGGCAGACAGCTTATCACGACAGGCACAGAGCAGAGCGTGGTCATCAATGCTTCAGATGTTGGATGGGAAACAGGACAGACTTATAATCTTGTGGTAAAGGTTACATCTGGTTCTGGTAAAGAATCAGAGCAGTGGTCAGCACCAGTCAGTATTACAGTAGTGGAAAAATTGGAGTGTGCGATATCCTCCACCAGTCTTGTGAATGGCTTACTGACGGAAATGCCCCTGACAGTGACAGTCAGCCATGAAGATGGAGTGACGCACACACTGGCGATTGAGCGTGAAGAATCCTACTATTTGGAAAGACCTGACGAGTCAGTATTTGCAGGTCATGATGGTGAAACGGTTGCCCTGATAACCGGCAACACCACAGGGCAATTTACGGTTGATTTGGAATCTCTCATCGGATTGATTGATGACGGAGCAAAGTACCGCATCGTAGCCACTTCCAGTGATATATACGGACAGTCTGCCACAGATGATAGCGTTACCTTTACTGTTCAATGGGCACATCAGGCACTCATGCCAGAATCCTCCGCTTATGTATATGATGATGACTATGTGGCTATCATCAAGGTTGGAAAGCCTGAGGGTGCACTGGATACGGACGTGTGCGACATATACCGCTTATCCGCAGATAAGCCCGTCCTCATTATGGAGAATGTGGAACTCGGCAAGTGGTACATTGACCCTTATCCTGCCATCGGAAGATACGGTGGTCACAGAGTGGTCTATAAAACAGCAAATGGTGATTACATCACAGCCGAAAATCAGACCGCATGGGTAGACCTGCATGGTGATGATTACCTTGACGCAGAGACAGCCATCATCGACTGGAGCGGTGACAGGATAGAACTTGAGTACAACCTTGATTTATCCCACTCATGGAGCAAGGATTTTAAGGAGACCAAATATTTAGGTGGGTCTGTACAGGGTGATTGGAATCCTGCCATTAGTAGGACAGGTACGGTGGCATCTGTAGCACTCAGCATCCTTGATGTAGATACGATAGAAAAGATGCGGAGGCTTGCAAATCACGCAGGAATCTGTCATGTGCGTACGCCAGATGGTTCAAGCTATTTTGCTGATGTACAAGTGTCCGAAGACTCAAGCTATGACACAGGGCATAACGTGATTTCGTATTCACTTAGCATCACTAAAGTAGACCCCGAGGAGCTAGAGGGGATGACATATGGTGAGTACTGGCACGAGACAAAGACGGCATCAGGGCAGATTGCATCCTTTAATGATGCGGCAGAGAACGAGCCGTTAAAAAACCTCAAGTTCCACATCTCGCCCATACAAGACCTCCACGGATATGACCATCCGTGGCCAGAGGGTGGGGGAGTGAATCAAAACAATCCCAATGCCCCTGTTGAAACGTTTGACCTGACAGGCGAGGGAGTATATAGGTACGGGCATAGTTTTGCTGGTGGTATAAGTTACGTTATTGTCAACCAAAATACACAGAATCTCTACTTTCGGATAGTAAAAGCGGATATGAGTGATAGGGGCACAACACAAACGTTGGGAAGCAACACACATAGAACCGTTAACGTTGCAAGTGACGAAATCCTCTGGGTGTTTGGAACAACTCCCTCAGACTGGCTTAGTATTGCAAGCAATGTCGCCGTCAATGTGGGTTCTGTGACTACCTACGCCCCCTACTCCAACATCTGCCCAATCAGCGGATGGACAGAGATAGAGGGGGTAGCTACAGGATTTAATGTGTGGGATGAAGAATGGGAAAGCGGAACTATAAATGTATCAACAGGAGCCACAGAAAACAATTCAAATCGTATAAGGAGCAAAAATTTTATATCTGTTAAGCCGAACACAATATACTGCTACAAACAGGGGGATGACAGGAGCGTAGTCACGGGCAGAGCCTGTTTTTATGACATCGATAAAAAATTTATTAATGGTTCATCAAGTTTTCCGAGTGGTGGGTCAGCTTTTTACAATCCTGTTGAGTTTACAATCCCTGCAAATGCTTACTATATGAAATTTTCTCCATCAACGAATTACGGCACAACCTACAACCACGACATCTGCATCAACGTCTCCGACCCATCAAAGAACGGCACTTACGAACCCTCCCACATCACCAAAATCCCCATCACCCTTCCATCCGAAGCAGGCACCGTCTACGGTGGTACTCTTGATGTGGTGAGTGGTGAGTTGACTGTTGACAGAGTTTGTCACACATATGAAGGTGGAACAGACGATGTTATAACTTCATACTCTTATGATTCGAACAATACATGTTTTAGTATTCGCTCTGGCGTATATCCGCATGTTGTTACAGGAAATGGTGCTGAATCTATTAGTGTAATAAAACCGATGTGTGATAAATTGCCGAGTATCATGTTCGATTCTATGCGAAGTGCCACACAAGGATTTGCAAGTCAAGGCAATTGGGCACCTGCATTTGCTATAAAAGTAAGTGGTTTGACTACAGCCGAAGAATACAATTCATGGTGTGCTGAAAACAAACCTCAAGTATCGTGGCTTTTTGCAACACCTCAGACCTACCAACTCGACCCAACCGAAGTCAAATCCCTACTTGGTGAAAACCATATCTGGTGTGATAGTGGGGAGACAGAGGTGGAGTATCTGACCAATATCGAAATGTATGAGCCAGAAGAGGAGGAAGAAGGATGAATTGGAACAGTGGTTTCTCAGCTTTATACTATGCCTCCTTCGTAGATCCTCTTACGTGGCGAAGTATTGACAGATTTGAGATAATGGGCGGTTCAATTAGCAGAAAACCGACAGGACTCAGGCAGTCAGCCAACATTGACTGCAAGGAGTACGACGCAGGAGAGCGATGGATAAGAATCCACCTCATCGCAAGACAGGGCAATGATTCGGAGAATGTGCCACTTTTTACAGGTCTTGCATCGTGTCCAGATGACGATATAGACGGCTTTTACATCACCAATCAGGTAGAACTATACTCGGTGCTAAAACCTGCCGAGGATGTCCTGTTAAAGCGTGGATATTATGTGCAGGGTGGAGCAAACGTAGCAATGGCTATCAGAAATCTCTTGATAGCCGTAACTCCTGCCCCTGTCAGAATAGAGGGAGAATCACCTTACCTGCAAAAATCCATCATAGCGGAAGATGGCGAATCTCATTTGTCTATGGCAGAGAAGATTCTGACAGCCATAAACTGGAGAATCGTTATTGATGGAAACGGCGAGATCATTATATGTCCTAAGGCATCAGAACCAGTTGCAACTTTTGATCCACTCCAGAACGACATTATCGAGCCGAAGATAAAGCGGTCAGAGGACTGGTACTCCTGCCCCAATGTTTTTCGTGCAATATCGAATGGTGCATCAGCAGTCGCAAGGGATGACAACCCAGACAGTCCCCTTTCCACCGTGACAAGGGGAAGAGAGATCTGGATGGAAGAATCATCCGTCAATCTTAATCAGGATGAAAGTCTTGCACAGTACGCATCCAGACGGCTGAAGGAAGAGCAGAGAGTAGCGATCACGGCATCCTATGACAGGAGATATCGACCAAATATCAATGTATCGGATATTATTACTCTTAATTACCCTTATCAGAAGCTGACAGGTAATTTCTTGATAGAATCACAGTCGATAGAACTTGGGTATGGTGCAAGCACATCCGAGGAGGTGACGAGTGTATGAGTGCGAAACTTGACAGGATAGCTAAAAGCCTAGCCAATACTATAAAGACATCACAGGAGAAAAAGACATCTGCCTATGACACACCTGCAAAAGTCCTTCGAGTAGAGGAAGGTGTGGCATGGGTACATATTGCAGGAGGTGTTGAAGAAACTCCTGTCAGGCTGACCATCAATGCAAAGGCAGGAGATGACGTGCAGGTCAGGGTTGGTGGTGGAGACGCTTTTCTGGTTGGAAATGGCTCTGCCCCACCCACAGATGACAGAGTGGCAAATCAGGCAAAAGAAACAGCAGTGACGGCAGACAAAAATGCTTCAGAAGCGAAAAAGATTGCTGATGAGGCAGTGAAGGATGCAATCAGAGCAAGAGAGGCGGCAGAGAACGCAGAGGAATCAGCAAAAGAGGCAGAGGAATCATCTGAAGCCGCATCGAGATACGCACAGCAGTCAAGCCAATCAGCCCTCAGTGCAGGAGAAAACGCAAGTCGTGCTCAGAATGCGGCAGAAGCGGCACAATTGGCGGCACTGGCATCCATCACGTCAGATACCATCCATTATCTCGCAACCCCTCTGGGAAGTGGCGTAACCAGACAGACAGCAGGATGGACAACCACGCCTCAGACGATGACAAGCACGAATAAATATCTCTGGATTTATCACACCTATACTTCAGCCAATTCACAGAGCGTGGACACAGACCCAGTGATTACGGGTACTTATGGCGAAAAGGGAGCAGACGGCACATCAGTTACCATCCTCGGTAGTTACAATACCCTTGCAGAACTTCAAGCCGCACATCCCACCGGACAGCGTGGAGATTCTTACATGGTCAGCGGTGACCTTTATGTCTGGAATGGCTCTGCGTGGGAGAATGTCGGGCAGATCAAAGGCGAAAAAGGTGATACTGGTGCAACTGGTGCCCAAGGAGCAAAAGGAGACAAAGGCGATAAAGGGGACAAGGGCGACAAAGGTGATCAGGGAATCCAAGGGATTCAAGGTGAACAGGGATTAACTGGTGCTCAAGGCGAAAAGGGGGATAAGGGAGACAAAGGGGATAAAGGAGATACTGGCGTTGGAATCGCGTCAATAACCGAGTACTATGCGGTAAATAACTCCACTACTGCTCCTGCTGATACATCCTTCAGCCCTTCAGTGCAAAACCCTACTGCGACAAATAGATACCTATGGAATTACGAACTCATAACATATAGTGATGGTTCTTCCCTCAAAACGAACAAACATATTGCCGCAGTATACGGCAACACGGGTCAGCAAGGGTCAGCAGGAAAGGGCATATCTTCCATCGTGGAATACTATGCAGTAAATAACTCCACTACTGCCCCAGATGATGGAGAATTCTCCATAGCGGTCAAGACACCGACAGCCTCTAGCAGATACCTTTGGAACTTTGAGCGAATCACCTATACCGACTCCACGTCAACCGATACATCCAAACACATCATAGGCGTATATGGGGAAAAGGGAGATCGTGGCGAACAAGGTATACAAGGCGAGCAAGGTATACAGGGTGAGCAAGGAATTCAGGGCATAAAAGGCGATAAAGGAGATCAGGGAGAGCAAGGAATTCAGGGTATAAAAGGCGATAAAGGAGACACGCCTATAATTACCACTACCAAAGACGGAAAAACCACTACCATAAAGGCAGACGGAAAAAGCATTGGCACAATCCTTGATGGTCAAGACGGCACTTCTCCAACCGTAAGCAAGACGGGTGACACCGTCACGATCACTGATGCCTCCGGCACTACCGTAACCATAAAAGACGGTGAGAACGGTCAGTCAATCAAGGGCGATGACGGAGAAGATGCTTACATCCATGTGGCATGGGCAAACAGTTCTGATGGCTCAACCGATTTTTCAACTACTATAGCAGTTGGTAAACTGTACATGGGTACATACACCGATCATACACAAGCTGATTCTCAGACCCCATCAAAATACAAGTGGGTCAAGATAAAAGGTGAGCAGGGCATCCAAGGGATTCAAGGTGTAAAAGGTGACAAGGGAGATCAGGGAATACAAGGTGTGCAGGGAGAGACAGGAGATGACGGAATCAGCATAACAGCCGTTCAGCCCCAGTATTATCTTTCCACCTCATCTGCATCAGCTACTGGAGGCTCATGGTCAAATTCCCTGTCCTATGTCGTAGGCAAATACATCTGGACAAGAGACAGAATAACCTACAGCGATACGTCCATCGGCTATTCAGACGAAATCTACAATCAGGCATTAACCAAGTCTTGCAAGGATGCGGCAGAAGCATTAGGTATCGTAGAGGAACAGCAAGAATATTTCTGGCACGACAGCCTCGGTGCTCATGTCTTATCAGACACAGATGACGTGACAGGAGTCAGATACCGCACAGATGTCAAAGGTGCAGGTCTGGAGGTTTTTCGCATCAATACGGATGGAACAGAGGATAGTGTGGCTGTATTTGGTGGCAGCGGCGTGAGAGTTGGCGAGAGCAATTCTTTCCATAGTGACATTGAGGCGGATTCCTTTGCAGTGAAAAATTCGGCTGACAAGCTTTTCGAGGTAAAGACAGACGGCACATACACCAATATCTATATGGGTGGTACCACAAAGGCAATAGGCGTATCGTATTCCAACGCATTTGTAGAAGCTGTGTATAACTTCCTGTCGGATGGTTGCTATGTGGAATTAAAGGGAAATGTATATATTATATACGCCTCAGACGGCACAGAGACAGGATATATACTAGATGAGCCAGTGACTACATCTGTATATAAATATGCGGAAGTACTGGATTCATCAGGCGGTACATTTGACTCAGGTAAATATACAGGGATTTGGTATATCCTTGAATCATATGATGAGTACCCTGCTGAAAGGTTTCAACTAAACTTCAAACTGAATCCTGCAACTGAGATACCCAATGCACCCGGAGGAATCTTTTTTGGTGCGACAGACATCATATCAAGAGACGGTATGATGGACATAGATGCTCCATCAGGGTTTGGGATTAATGCTGATTTGTCGCTTGATGAGGAAGGCAATCTCGATATTTCGGGAAACTATTCTTCTCCAACCTTGACCCTGAAATACACGTCCCAATATGTAGAAAATATTTTTGTTGAGAGATGGGGAAAAGTCGTGTCTGTCACGCTGAATAATATGAAATCTGTGCCAAAAGGACAAAACATCACCCTTTTTACTCTACCTGAGGGGTGGAGACCCAGTCATGTGTGTGATTGGCTTTTGCGTAACCCGACAGACACATATCTTATGAGGATTGTTATTGAAGCAAGTGGAGCTGTAACTATATATAACTATGGCTCGTCTACAACTTCTGCAAGCACAAACGCCACACAAACCTGCACATTTATAGCCGCATAAGGAGGGTATATGATAAAAATCACAGCAACAAGCAAAACCAAATTCAAACAATCAGGCAAGACAGCACCCTCAAAGAAAGAGATATTCAAGGCATGGGTCTGGGCTAAAGGACTGAATGTCCGTACATGGGCAGGAGACAAGCATAACCCATGCTCATTCAGTCCGCTCTCACAGGGTGCAGTCGTTGGCGTATGCGATGCCATTTTGTCAGCAGATGGGAAGAACTGGTATTATATTAAAGTTGGTACAAAGTACGGATTTATCAATACTAAATATGTCAAGGGCGTACCGCAGATAACCCTCCGATTCCTTCACCATCTGGAAGTGATCAATACTTACGTCAAGCACAATGGCAGTAAATTCAAATACTACTTCGACAAGAATCTGACTACTTTCCAGAAGGCAAAGAATTATATCGCCAGAGGAGGCATTGCAGGAATCACTTGCGTTGTGCCGTGCCGATGGGCATTAAAGGCTGTCGGCATAGACCCATCTGGCTTCTGGGGGAAAGATGCGACCTTTAAGCACTGCTATAAGGGAGTCATAAAAGACCATTTCAAAAGAGTTACAGAGGGCGGTGCTATCGGTTTGACCGTCAAACAGGCGGTAGACAAGGGCGTTCTTCCAATCGGTGCGATATGTGCTTTTAAGGGACGGACACACACTTTTGTCTACTCAGGCAAAGGATACTATGTCTATGATGGCGGTCATGCGGCTATCAAGGACGGAAAGTATACAGGCGTGAAGGTTGATTATTCTATCAAGAACAAAAACTGTGTAATCAGTGAATATCTTGTGTGGAAAGGATGATGGACATGAATTACTTACATACACTTTTGCTTGCTATGAGCGTTCCTTCTGCGGTGACAGGATTTTGCTTCTGGCTTATTCAAAGGAAGATTACAAGGCGTCAGGAGCAGGAGGACAAGGCAAGGGAAAAGAGACAGAAGTATGTTGACGAGAAGGAGGCAAGAAGGGATGAGTTGCAGTATCTTCTCATACAATCTGTCAATGCGTCCATCGCTCTATCCGAAGCCACAGCAAGAGCGGTACAAAGGATTCCTGACGCACACTGTAACGGTGACATGGAATCGGCTTTAAACTATGCTACGGACATAAAGCATCAGCAAAAAGAATTCCTGACCAAACAAGGTATTAAGAACATTTTTGACATGGATTAGAAAGGTGGTGATCTCATGAGCAAAGAATTTTGGAGAGCGACAGCGATCAGATGCATTAGGACATTTCTTACAACCATATTAGGCGTATGGACGGCAGGGATGATGATAACTGACGTTGATTGGAAGACAACTATCATGGGTGCTGTATCAGCTACAGTTTACATCTTTATCACCTGTCTCGTAGCAGGATTGCCGGAGGTGGATAAATGCGAGGAATAGACATTTGTCATGGGGATTCACTTGGTGAATCCTCTAAATTAAAAACCGTACCAGAAAAGGCATACAAGGAATCTGACTTTGTGATTGTGAAAGCCACACAAGGCACGTCTTACAAGTACACGTCATTCTTCCATCGCATGATGGAGCGAATCATAAAGGACGGCAAGCTTGCAGGTATCTATCACTATGCAGGAGGAAAAGACCCAGTAGACGAGGCAGACTACTTCCTGTCTGTCGTTAAAAAGTATGTAGGTAAAGCCATCTTATGTCTTGACTGGGAAGGTGGGCAAAATGCCAAATTCGGTTCAAAGACATGGTGTACCAAATTCATCAATCGAGTAAAAGAAAAGACAGGAGTTACCTGCTTCTTGTACACAGGTACAGACGGATGCAATCAGAATCTTTCCCTTGTCGGTAAAGTTCCTTTATGGTTCGCAGGATATCAGAAGCCTCAGGCTACAGGATGGACAGTGCCTAAATGGAAATATAACCTCGGCAAATGGGGCAAACCCGATATTTGGCAGTATACGTCAACTAATGAGAAGTGCGACAGGAACACCACGGCGATAAGCAAACAGCAGTGGCTTAAATACGCAAAGGGAAAAGCTGTTAAGCAAACAGTTAAGCAAACGGCAAGCAAAGATATCGCAGGAAGAACCGAACAGGAGTTAAGAGAGGATGTGGTTAATGCCCTTGTGATGCTCATTGGAGTAAAAGAGGGCAGTGCCGAACATAAGATGATTCTTGATAGGTTCAACGCCTCGGGATTATGCCCACGGTACAAGATGACCACAAAAGATGCGTGGTGTGCTACTACCGTAAGTTTTGCCTTTATCATCAACAAATTGGCAGGAAAGCCGGGGAGCGGAGCATTATTCCAGTGTGTAGAATGCTCCTGCCCGAAGATGGTTGAACTTGCAAAGAAACAGGGGATTTGGGTGGAAAAAGATTCCTATGTACCGAAAAAGGGCGATGTCATCATGTATGACTGGCAGGATACAGGCAAGGGAGATAACAAGGGTACTCCAGATCATGTCGGTATCGTGGTATCCGTAAAAGACGGAATCATCAAGGTGGTTGAAGGTAACAAAAATGATGCTGTCGGTTATCGCAATATCAAAGTGAATGGTAAAGATATCCGTGGGTACATCGTGCCGAAATATTCACAGTACGCTGTCAAAAGCACCACGACAGCCCAGAAGCCGTCTTTGCCAAAAACAGATATAAGTTATTATCCCAAATACAAAGGCTCGTCTGTGAGCATTGTGGACGCTCTGAAGGCGGTGGGAGTAAAAGATACATCGCTGTCCAACAGGGTAAAGATTGCCCATGCTAACGGCATCGGTCAATATACAGGCACAGCCTCACAGAACAACACCTTATTAACTCTGCTGAAATCTGGTAAACTAAAGAAAAAGTAGGAGGTATACCAGATGAATGAAAGAAAAGAAATGCCTGAGGCTATCCCCTATATAGCCTATGAAGGTGCAATGGCAAGATGTGAAAGAATCATAAAAAGGTTAATCATCGGTGTGATAATAGCAGTGGTCTTGATTGTAGCTTGCAACCTTGCGTGGCTTTACGCATGGACAAGATATGATTATTCTTCCGATACCATAGCTGTAGACAGTGAAGATGGCGGTAATGCTAGTTACATCGGTGCAGATGGTAATATCTATAATGGCGAGGGTAGTAGTAAGAACCAGAAAGAGAAGGTTGAAGAACTCGAAAAGAAGGTAGAAAAAGGACAGCAGTTAACATCTGCTGAAGTCCAGTATATGGATTTACTGGCACACACAAAAAAGAATCTCCTTAAAGGCGAGGAGATGATGGAAGAGGAAGGTTACAGTAATCGTGGTGATTACAATAACCGTGGATATTCCAACAGATATGATGATGGCATGAATTACAACACAAGGTATTCCAGAGCAGGACGCAGGAATGCCAGGCGTGATTCTATGGGAAGATACAGCCGTAGAGGATATTCTATGGCAGACGATGAAGTGATCTCCGAACTTCGGGAAATGATGAACGAGGCAAAGGATGATCGTACTCGTCAGGAGTTCCAGTCATTCATCAGCCGTATGGAATCCATGATGTAAGGTGGTGATGTCCTTGATTACAGAACAGGATTTAAAATCTGCGATTGCTGAATGTCAAGGGCAGAGAAATCCAAACGCTAATACCTGCATCAAACTGGCGGCATATCTGACCATTCAGAAGGAGTTATATGGCTCTCAAGAGGTAGTAGAGATACCTCAATACTCCTATGCTCCTGCAATCTCCTATCAGTCCGATTCAGAGTTTTCCAGACTGATAGAAGGTAAGAACATAGATGATGTCATGCCAGTATTGGATGAACTGCTTGAAGCTGTTCAAGTGGTGAATCCCAGATTATACGAAGGATTCTTGAGGAAACTCAGGGAGATATAAAAAAGCACCCTGTCGAGATTCGCTCCGATGGGGTGCTTTTGTGCTATGATAACCTTTCGCCTGTGTCCTTGTCAAAAAACGCTACCTCATATCCTAAAGCCTTAAATACCTTGTCGGCTTCTGTCATCTTGAAATCGGTGTGATCTCGTAACCTTACCGCCTTTCCATTCTTGAGGATTTTCATCTTACAACCAATGGCATCAGCTATTTTGACGGCATCAGCGAATCCGAAGTTTAAGACCCTGACCTTCTTGTCAAGGTATGCTCTTGAAATGCAAAATTGACTTGCTACATCTGTCCACTTGACCATCTTTAGATACCGGGCAAACTGCATTTTTTCATAGGTGCTGTCGGAGTGGAAGATAATCCTCCACTCCTGTACTGGGTCACTGACGATATCTGCACCCTTTTCCCTGTAGAACACCAAAAGCCTGTCAACCTCATCGGGCTTGTATGTATCATAGCGGTTCTTGTGTTTGATTCCGATTTCGGAGCATCCTACAATCCTTGCTTGCTCCTCAATCTTGACGTTGTAATGCATCATTAGTGCATACAACTTGTTGGATGTTCTCATGTATATACCTCCATATAGAATTAAGCCTGAGATATACCGCTCAGGCTCGATGTGTGCATTAGTTATCGTATTTACTACAGTGACCCTCAGTGCAGGTCATGCCTTTAATAAATGGCTCATATGCCTTGATGAACCGTCTTAGTTTTCCTGTTTCACTACGCCAGTATTTTCTTTCATCCTCATCGCCATATCTCATGTCACCGTTGCAGTGACCATCTTCATAGTATGTGGATAATGTGTAATCTGCTTCAGCTACCATGTCTCTCAGATTCCATTCTGCTGTTCCTTCTGATAACACATCGCCTATGGTGTTATGCTCATATCCTATGGCATTCATTATTCCGTTGTACCTGCTGATTGCAGATTTCATATTAAGGTTTTTCATGTGGTGATTCTCCTTTCTTTACTTGTCAATGTTCCTGACCTGCCATCGTTAGCACCAGTAGGTCATCTCTGGTGGACTCCCTGACGGGAGTTTCGGCTTTATGCGAAATATTCTATATCCTTCTTGCAGCATCTGTTAGTTGTATGAGTGCTTTCGCAATGTTTGCTGTCGTTTTTGTGCCATCCGTTATTACTTCTCTTACAAAGAACTGCTTCAAATCTCTGCTTTTTCCATCCATCTTCCATCTTCTCAACATTACCTGCCTTTTTCATAATTCTCATGAGATAAAGTCTGTCCGATTCTTCTGACCACAGCTTGTCTGCGATGCAAACTGCTTCAAACTGGTCTTTTGCTTCGATTGTCGTGTAATCATATCCGATGTGATGTGTTCCTGCATTGTAATCTCTGTAAACTAAATACGTCATGGTGGTTCTCCTTTCATCTGGTGCAGTGCTTTGGTACTATTCAACGCCCTCCCCATTGGTTCAACGATCTTGACGTTTACTATCTTCCCTCTGTCCTCTGCTTTTCTTAACTTGTAATTAGATTATACAGCACAATATATATTTTGTCAAAAGTTATTTTCAAAATAATTTTAAATAAATTTAAAAATAAATGTTGACATCGTATAGAAAATAGTGTATATTATAGTTACAAGATAACACACCACGAACCACAGAGAGGAGAACGGAAATGACTATCAATTATAAAGGAGCAACAAAAGATTACGAATACAGAATTGCAGAGATTCAGTACAACGATGAAGATAAGAAGGAAATGGAAATCATTAACAGACTGGTATTCTTTATGAATAGAGTCAAAGGATGGGATTTAACAAATGCAGTAGCAGGTTGGGCATACTGTGAAGTTGAAAATAAGGACGAATATGAAAAGTTCAAATCTGATTATAAAGAAGCCAAGAGAATGATTACAAATTGCATTAAATATGGATTTTGAGAAAGGAGAACCACCATGACACCAATTCTTTATCTTAACGGAAAAACAGCTTATGTTCATTATGAATACGGTAACAGCAGGAAGATGAAAAAATCCGACTGCAAGGAACTCATCAAAAATCTGGAAGAGTTTGATTGCATACTTGGAACAGATATGATGAAAAAATACATCCCGATGATCTGCAAGGCGGGATTTCTTGCCACAGACAGAAACAGATATGACTTTCTTGATACGAAAGTACATTTTAAAAAACTCAGGTTTGACATACCTGAGGAATACAGGTAGAAAGGAGAATGTGAGCAAGATGTTTAAATACGGAATGAGGTTAAGGGGATTTTCAATCGGATGTCAGCCAATGAATGGATTTTATGAGAGGCAGGATGATGATTTACATCAGAAAGTTAACTGATAATGAACTGGAAGATTATGAACTGGATTATTTAGGAGAGATCGCCTGATGGCGGTCCACCACGGAAGGAGAAAAAATGAAGGATTTAATGAACAGGGTTATGAAGGAACTTGAAAATTACGAAAGAGAATACAACAAGAGTTGCGGTGTTCCAGAAATCGACAAAAATCAAAAAAGAGTGGTCGCAGAAGCCGCCACAAGTTATGTTGAGGGAATCTTAACTGGTGTTTTGTTTGGTTTTGGAACAGATGAATATAAAGAGGTCAAAGACATGATCGAAGATCTCGACTATGAGTTTTTAACCGGACAGACAATCACAGGAAGAACATTTTAAGGAGGAGGAAAATGAACCAGAAGGAGCGTGAAGCCTATATCCGATTTATGTACGATGAATCGAATATAGGGAATTGCTCCCAGTGTCCTGAGAATCGGGACGATGACGGTTGGCAGAATCGTTTGCCCTGCGGTCAGCAAAACTGTTGGGTAGAGTGTCACTGTCACAGGGAGTGATCTCAAACCGAATAAGCTTCGGGGTTGACCACCTGTCAACAGAACGGTCATGAGGGTTTATACCCTCTTTTTTTATGACAAAAAAAAGGGGCAAAAAAGGGGCAGATTTCTTTATGCCAGTTGGCGTTATTTTAATTTTATCATCCAAAAAGACCGCATAGACACAAGGAATTTTATGTTATTTAAGGCTATTTTAATTTTTGTACATAAAATCTAAAGATTTCACAAGAATCGCCAGAATACGGCTTGCCTATGCGGTAATATGGATATGAGCAATAGGAAAAGGGGCAGAAAAGGGGCAAATCATATTATACTTATGTTCTTTATAGACTCGTAATCCTTTTCTTTCAGTCGCTTTGTCACATGAAAATATATCTTTTTGGTTAGATCGCTGTTCTCGTGTCCGAGTCTTCTGGAGATTAATTCTAATGACAATTCTTGCTCGGCTAATAAAGCAACATGGGTATGCCTTAGATAGTGTGGCTTAATGTGCCTGTCTAAAACTGCCATGCTGTATCTTTTGAGATAGCAAGCATAGGCATTGTATGTGCTTCTGGGAAATAGCAGACCGCTGACGAATCGACTGTGGGATGCATTCGTGTACAACTTCCTGCACAGTGGAAGGAGTTCATCTTGGATGTATATATCCCTATGGGAAGATGATGTTTTGGCGGTCAGTACTATGCCCAGATCGCTGTTATAGGTACTTGTGATATGAATGATTCTGCTGTCCATGTCTATGTCCTGATATGACAGGGCAAGAGCCTCACCAATACGCATCCCAGTCAAAGCAAGAAAAAGGGTGAGATCTCTCCATTTTTCGCTCGGTAGTCCATCCACAAGCATCTGGAGTTCTTCTTTCTCCATATACTTGTCTTGTACATCATCTTTGCTGTCATCTTTTGCAGGAGATAATTTATCCAACCATGCGATATCTGAGATCATGTCGTTTGCGTAGGCGAACCGCAGGACGTTCTTTATGCGTTTTAACGCCAGATTTCGGCTGTGAGCGTCTTTTAATACTTTGCCTAATACTTTATTAACATAAGGAGCAGAAAGGCTGTTTAAAAGCGTGTCAGAGCCTAGAATGCGCGTTACCTGCTTTCCTTGTGTCTTATAAGTGCGTTGTGTGGATTCCTTCACGTCTGCCTTGTTACGCTCCCGCCATGCGTCAACAGCATCCTGCACTGATAACTGTCTTTGCTCCTTTACCTGCGTTGACTTCTCACGAATCTTTTCTGCTAGAATCTTCTCCGCAATCTTCCTTGTAGTGGCTGTGTTCTTCTCCATGCTGACAGATGCTTTTTTTACCTTTCCTGTCAGTGGGTCAGTGTATCTTTCAACAGCACGAAAACCTTTCTTTGTTTTTTCAATCCACATCTTTTTTTGTCTCCCTTGTGTGGTATAATATAAGTGTTCCCAATAGTTCATTTTCTCAAAAACGAACACAGAAAAGGCTTGTCATCGCAACGGCAAGCCTTTTCGCATTTACTGTATGTTTCATATGTGATACCTCCTTATATAGTATATTCCGATTGTACCACAAATATTTATAAATGTTTATAAAAATTTTTAAATGCAAGTTTGAAGTCCAAAAAAATAGACAGTTACATCTTTCGTCTTGCATATGAACAAATGTTCGTGGTATATTAGGTACATGGACTTCATAGAATGCATCAGGGGGGTGAAAGTGTGGATTATAAGAATGAGATTATAGAACTGGTAGAAAAAATAACAAGCGGTAGATTGTTGAGATTTATCTACAACATAGCCACCGCTTGCTACAAGGAAGAATCAGAAGGGGATTAATCCTCTTCTTTTTTTATGAAGATTTCATAAAACGTGCAAATGATTTCTTTCTTGTCCTTCGGTTGATTGTAATAATCAACTATGATCTTCTTGAAGCGTTCGTCATACAGCTCTATGTTAGTGATTATATGAGCAAACATTTCTTCAAAATCTGCCTGAGATTTATCATCCGTCAAGTCTGATTTCCCTATTCCGAAGTAATCAGCCAACTTTTGAATCTTCCCTACAGATGGCATTGATTTTCCTTTGCACCACATATTCAAGGTTGGTGGACTTTCGCCAATCGCTCTGGCAACTTCATTTTGTTGTTTGCCATTCACATTAATATAATGCGTTAGATTGTTTGCGAATATCCTCTTCTGTTCTGCATCTGTCATCTTATTACCTCCTTTCAAATATTATTATAAATTAAAATATCAAAAAATTCAACCATAATTAAAAATAATTGAATTTTAAGTTGACAATTAAATGAAATTGAATTATAATATAATCAAATTCAGACGAAAGGAGGTAAAAGGATGCCGAGAATATCTCTTGAAGCGTGCAGAGTAAACGCACAACTTACACAGAAAGAATGGGCTAAAGCACTTGATGTTACGGTGGGAACGGTTATTAACTGGGAAAAAGGTAACACAGAACCTACGCTTTCTCAATTAAGAACAATTAGCAATCTTTCTGGTATCCCGATGGATTTTATTTTTGTGCCAGATAAATTAAATTAGAATTAATTTGCGAGTTAGTGAAGGAGCGTGATGCGAATGAATGAAATCGTACAGGGTTCTGTACATCTTCCAGATACTATAGAGGACTTAACACAATTTGTTCTAGTAGGCAAGGCACGACTCAATGCATATATGCTAAAAATCCAAAATGTGAATAGATTGAGCATGGCACAAGAAATCAGAGATCAAACCCTGCATGAAGCACAGGAATTGCAGGGAGCATTGTTTGCAGCTGAACAAAAGATAGGACAATTGCTCTTGTCTATTCCAAAACAATCAGGGATGCGTACAGATATTGAAACCTCTTCGACAGGTGTCGAAAAGGTTAAGACGAAAACTGAAACTATTTCGGAAATGGGCTATTCCAAAGATGAAGCATCAAGATATCAGCAAATGGCAAAAAATCCAGATGTAGTCCAAAAAGTGCTTGATGATGCCGTGGCAAATGGCACTATAGCCTCTATATCTCAACTTAATAAGGCACTGAAAGAAAATAATCAGCTTAAAATGGAATTAGCTGAAAGAGACCGCAAAATCAAAGAACTGGAAAGCCGTAAACCAGAAGTAAAGGAAGTAGTCAAGGAAATTATTCCTGACGATGTAAAAGCCGAACTAGAAGAAACCAGAAGTTTAAGTGAAAGAAGATACAAAGATATGAAATCCGCTCAGAAACGTGCGGATGAAGCAGAAGCAAAATTAAGGGCAATAGAAGCAACACAAGCCGATATAAACGGCAAGGCAACAAAAGAAGCTGAATACTTTGAGGTTGCGGTATATGACTTCATAAAAAGATGTGGCGGTTATGTCTGGTTGTGTGAGCGGATTAATGATATGCCCGATGATGTAGCAAAAAGATTTAAAAGAGCATTGTTTCAGATAGAAGCAATGGCAAAAACAATGATTGAACAGACAGGAGGGTATACGATTGAGGAATGAAGTTATGAGTAATAACGAGATTAAGGAAATGCTCCAAATCACCGCTATGAACCAGAAATCCATCAGTGAGCAGATGGGAATTGTTGCATCTGCGGTTAAGCAGGTGATAGGCGATATGGGAGAACTGAAAAACCAGATGAATGAATTCGGTGAGCGGATGCAAGGGTATGAAGATCGCATCAGAGTAGACAGAACACACGCAAGGCGATTAAAAAACGCAATCCACGCAAGAGTGAATTACCTGCTCAATATCGAATACAAAAATGGCGTTGTAACACAATCGTCTTTATATGCCGACAAATATTACAGAAGCGGATTCATCACCAGATGTTACACAGATGCACGGAATCATAGCAGGTTGGGTTCTCCGTACACGGAAACCTATAACAAGGATTATGAAGAAACAATGTCATATATCAATGGGTGGGAGCCTGAAATGTCATTCAATGGCGTATCTGGAGTAGCAGGTTACATGATGTACCTTGATGAAAGGCGAAAAACCAAACGGGAGAAGTAAGATGCATCCTTATTTGAGTAAAAAAGACCTTTGCTCCGAATTGCAAATGTCACTGCCTACGATAGACAAGATCGTGGCAGGACTAAAGGAACAGGTCATATCAGGGCGGTATAGTCCTTATGTGATAGCGGGAAGGAGATATAACCTTTATGCGGTTATTGACTATTTGACGTATAAGGATTGGCTGACCGACAGCAAGTTAAAAAAGAAATGTCCAGACTTTGACCCGATAGCGGTTGCAAGGTTGTATGGGCAGGAAGGAGGTATATGGACAGGCTGAAAGCACCAGAAAAGGTCATACTTCTGATGATGTGGGAGCATGAGGGAGAAGACATGACAACGAGTGAAATATATATGAATTGCTCTGATTTTTGTTACGGAACAATTCAACAGAATGTTTACTCACTTGTAGCAAAAGGTTTACTGACAGTTACAGAAGACACAGCAAACCGATACCACGGCAGACGATACCGTGTGAATGTAACTAAAGAGGAATATTTGGCAGAGTTGGTGATGAGTTATTCACCTGACCTGCAAAAGCTGATTAAGATACTGGAGGATAAAAAATGATTGAGAAAATCTCAAAAGCCATACTGCTGATAGCAGTTGTCCTGTTTCTGACTAGTTGGGTAGATGTGTTGGCACATAATGACCCTGTAGACGGTGATTACAATTACCATCCTTGCAACATTCTGAACATCGCATATGAAAGGATGTGTGAGTAATGCCGACATCATATTACTTAGAAGATGGTCAAACGATCATCTTTGCATGGAGAAGATGGGATTCCAACTACTGGAAGATAGGGTATCGGAACAGGAGGGGCAAGACGGATAACATCGCTTCTTTCCCCGAACTGAAAAAGAAATATTTTTATTCGGAGGAGGAATGCAAGGTAGCACTCCATGAGTACGCAAGACAGCATAATTTGAAACCTGCGTATTAAAAAAATGGCATCCGAGAACCACAACGAACCAGATGCCCAATGAAGCAACATGACTTAAAAAGCCATATTGAGATTATATCAGAAAATGAAAGGAGATACAAGATGGAAAATATGGTAATGATTCCGATTGAGAGGTTAGAAACGCTTTTAGATATCGAGACAAGGGTGGATATATTGATCTCCCTGATTGACGCAGGTAAGTACCTGTCAGATTCTGACTTTTACAGAATCCTCGGATACGAGAAAAAGGCAAAGGAGGCAGACAATGAGAAGGTTACCATTTCCGATGAAAACTGATGACCCTGCCAGAGATGCAGAGAAGTGGGATAGATATTGGGAGGCTTTAAGACAGGAGCAGGAAGACGATGAGGATTGGGAGGAAGAAGACGATGAATATATTTCAGATTGACGATGCTATCCTCTCCTGTGTTGATGCAGACACAGGAGAAGTGATTGACCAGACCATGTTAGACCTGTTACAGGTTCAGAGGGAGTACAAGATTGAAAATGTAGCCCTCTGGATTAAGGAATTAAGGGCAGAAGCCGATGCAATATCCAAAGAGGTAAAGAACCTTAATGAGCGTAAAAGAGTGGCTGAAAACAAGGTTAAGAGCCTGACGCAGTACCTTGAGTACGCATTGGAAGGAGAGCCTTTTAAGACAGCAAAGGTAACCATATCCTATCGCAAAAGTGAATTAGTCGAGATCACTGATATGAAAGCACTGGACAAAAGGTTTTTGAAGTACAAAGACCCAGAACCGGACAAAAAAGCTATCAAAGAAGCCATAAAGGATGACCAGATAGTAGAAGGGGCAAAGCTGGTAGTGAATCAGAATATGCAGATTAAATAGGGAGGGAGACATGAAGATAAACGAAAAGTTGACAAGCCTTCAGCAGGAGTTAAAAGCACCGAAGAATCTTTATAATAGCTTCGGAAAATACAAGTACAGAAATCTTGAAAGCATCTTGGAAGGTGTAAAGCCTTTACTGGTTACATATCGCCTCGGTCTTACCATAACGGATGAGGTTGTGGCAGTTGGAAGCAGAATATACATCAAAGCGGTTGCCACACTCTCCGATCTCGATTCCGATGAGAAAATCACGGTATCAGCTATGGCAAGAGAAGCGGAAAGCAAGAAGGGGATGGACGAGAGCCAAGTTACAGGCACAGCATCAAGCTACGCCAGAAAATACTGCATGAACGGTCTTTTCCTTATTGATGACACGAAGGATGCCGACACGGATGAATACAGGATGCAGTCAGAAAGACAGCAAGAAACTCCGAAGCCAAGGACAAGAGCACTCAAGAAAGTCAATGAGAGCCAAATACAGGCCCTTGTGGGGCTGATAGCTAGAAAAGGTAAGACAGTTGAAGAAATGCTATCTATGGTCAATGTGGGCGATGTGAGAGACCTCACAGCAGACAAATACAATAGAATCGTTCTCCATTTGAAGGATGTGTAAAAGATGGATTTCAAAGGACGCTTTAAGGACTTCACAAAGTCATGGGACGGTACAGGGACGCTGTCTTTTACCGTCCTGAATATCAGCACTGATTACTTGCAGGATATCGTGGACAAAGACCTGCGGATAACCGTCAAACAGTGGAAAGAAAAAAGAAGCCTGTCAGCAAATGCGTATTTTCATGTGTTGTGTGACAAACTGAGACAGAAGTTAGGTATCAGCATGGCAAGGTGTAAGAACCATCTGATAGCTGATTATGGGCAGATAGAGTACATAGATGATGAACCTATGATCTACAAAACCAACTGCCCGGAAGAGCGGATGATGGAACTTGAGACAATCCACGCAAAATGCATAAAGATCACTGAGGAAAAGGGGAAACAGGTATATTTCTACAGGATATACCGAGGGTCACACACCTATGACAGTGCTGAAATGGCAAGGCTGATTGATGGCACTGTAGAAGAATGCAAGACACAGGGCATTGAAACGATGACACATGCTGAATTGGAAAGGTTGGTGAAGATGTGGAATCCGTCATAAGCACAAAACCATATTGCATTATCTGTGGAAATCCGAACTACGAGCGACATCACATATGGGGAGGCGTGGCAAACAGACCAAAGTCAGAAAAGTATGGATTTGTTGTTAATCTTTGCAGAAAGCATCATGCAGAGATTCACAAGAACACTAACGGAAAGCATAGCTTATATTTTCGGCAGGAATGCCAGAGATACTATGAAGAACACTATGGAACAAGAGAAGATTTCATTCGAGAATTTGGAAAGTCGAGATTATAGGAGGAGAACATGAGAAAGAGACTTTTAACTATCATGATGGTAACCACAATGACGCTTATGCCTGCAACGGTGCAGGCGAAAACTATTAACATGGGGCGATTCAAGCTGACAGCATACTGTCCTTGCTACGAGTGTAGCCAAGATTGGGGAAGGAGGACATACAGTGAAAAGACTGCTTGTGCAGAACATACTGTGGCGGCTGATTTAAGCGTTTTGAATATCGGTGACACCATCACCATTGATGGCAAGGAATATGAGGTAGAAGATCGTGGAAACGGTGTAGTTGGCGATCATGTTGACATTTTCTTTGATACCCATGAAGAAGTGGAAAGCTTCGGTGTCAGATATGGGGATGTGAAGATACTCCGATGAACAAATATAGAAACAGAAAAACCGTAGTAAACGGCATTACCTTTGACAGCAAGAAAGAAGCAAAGAGGTATCAAGAACTGTTGCTTCTGGAACGCACAGGAGCGATTCAGAGCCTCGAAAGGCAAAAGAAGTATATCCTTATACCTGCACAGCGTGAATGGTCTTCAGAAGTCTATGTGAAGGGCAAAAAGAAGGGTCAGCCAAAACAGGGCAAGCTGTTAGAGCGTGAGTGCAGTTACATAGCCGATTTTGTGTATCAGGAAAATGGTCAGACCATAGTCGAGGACACAAAGGGCGTGAGGACAAAGGACTACAGGATAAAGCGAAAGCTAATGCTTTATGTATACGGAATCAGGATAAGAGAGATTTGAAAGGAGAACCACCATATGAGAATTGTATCACAGGACGGAAAGTTAGATATCAACTATGACAGCTATGATATCTGCATATCGGATGACGGCTATGCCTTAGAAGCAAGGAATGTATATAATCCAAAATTCACAATCAGGATTGGAGATTTCAGCAATACGGCAAAAGTCCGAAAGGTAATGCGGAATATATCCTACCTGTACAAGGGATATCAGGAATACGGAGACAACAACAGCGTAATTCCAACCAAGTTTATTCCTCCAAAGGTTTTTATCATACCGCAGGACAAAGATGTAAAGGTTAATTATGAATAATTAAGAAGGGAGAACCAACACATGGCAGTTTTTTGGAAAACAGGATATTTCAAATGTGATGCAGAAGAGGCATACAAGGAAATATCCACACTCGATGAAATCACAGTGGAAAATGTTGTGGAGTTGGCAAGCAACGAATCATCAGTAATCCATGATGAATTTGAATGGGATAACGAGATTGCAGGAGGGGAATGGAGAAAATTCCAAGCCAGAAGGCTTATCCAGAATCTTGTTGTAGAAGTAGAAGAACCTGAGACAAAAGAACCTGTGCAGATCAGAGTATTACATACAACGCCAGACCGTCATGATTACAAGCCGGTTGAATTCTTTGTCAAGAATGTAGACGAACATCAGAAGCTTTTGAATCAGGCTAAGAGGGAGTTGGAATCATTCAAGAAGAAATACTATTCACTGGTTGAATTAACACCAGTATTTGAAGCAATTAACGCAATTTAAAACTGAATATCTGCCGTCTGGGTGTATGACAGATGGGTGAATTACCTATCAAAACAGTGCTAAAAATAACAAATCGCTACAAATCAAAACGGTTCACAACGGCACACAACAGGACACGAAATGACAGTGCATGAAACCACAAAAAAAAGCAAAACGTGGCACGACAAATCATTACAATTCACCCATGTATCATGCACCCAGAAATGGTAGGTATAACAGTTGGCTCTAGTCAACAAGGATACTGCCGAAAATGTTATAACTGGACACCAAAAAGCATTACTGTCCAGAACAAAGCACTACGACACACAACATCACAGTACAAGTCACGACAGAGCCAATTGTTATGCCTATCATAGGCAGAAAACAACAAACTGTAGGAAATGAAAGCTAATTGCGACACAGCACATTATAACGCTAAACAAAACAACACAGAACATTATAGACCGCTTAATTGGTGACAATAGCCACCAAAATGAAAAGGAAATGAAAGTAAAAAACAGCTTACAATAAGATAGAACATGACGCTACAGAACAAAACAAGACTATTGTCACTTGTTAAGCGGTCTATCAACCAAATATTTAAAAGAAAAGGAGAACCACCATGGCAAAGAAAAACATTGCTATCAAACCAATCAAAGAAAATATTATCACACTGACACTGGTAGGAGACAGCGACTTGATTCTGCATAAGAAATCAAGGATGTATGAGCGGTCAGAAGTATGGAAGCAGAATCATCCGAAGGGTGCTGAAATGCCTGAGGAATATCAGGGAAAGAATGAATGGGAACAGCTTATCACAAGCATCACATGGGAGAAGCCTATCACATTCCATGACGATGATATTAACCTGTATACAGAGGGAGAGTGGACGGAATATATGAACACGAACAGACCATGTATTTTGACACAGGCTTTCAGTAAGAGTTTTCAAGAAGCCTTTAAGTCTTTCGGATATAAAGATTCTACAAAGAAAGCAGGAACAGACTTCCAGAGGGCGTTGAACTTTGATGGGAACAAGATTCCGGTGACATTTGCAGGAGCATTTACGGAATCAAAACTTGTGCCGAATACAGGCATCAACAAAACAAATGTCGTGTGCAATCAAAATGTGTTTACTGGTTGGAGTTGCGAACTTACCCTTCGGATGCCAGAAAAGGTATTCCCGATAGAAACCGTTGTCAGCATTGTCCAGACCGCAGGACAATATATCGGAATCGGCAGTCAGAGAAAGAACGGATACGGCAGATACCACATCGAATCTGCATCCTGCTGCTAGAAGGTGATTATATGAAGCAAACTCAATGTGATCTAATCCTATCCTACATCAAAAACCACGGTTCTATCACACCTTTAGAAGCCATACAGCATATAGGATGTATGAGGTTATCAGCTAGGATAGCAGACCTAAAAAAGAGAGGATATAACATACAAACAGAATTGCAGACCGTTCCAACTAGGGACGGTACTGCAAGGGTAGCACGGTATAGATTGGAGACAGAAAACGATACATGAATTACAAAGAATTTTTAAAGACGAAAGAAATCAAGCCCATCACGGCAGGATTTGACATAGAGAAATCAGAACTAAATCCAAATATGTTTGAGTTTCAAAAAGATTTATGCAAATGGGCATTGAAGAAAGGTAAATCAGCAATACTGATTGGATGTGGATGTGGCAAGACAATTCTACAGTTGGAATGGGCTAATCAGGTATGCAAACATACGAATGGAAAGGTATTGATTCTTTCACCTTTGTCAGTTGTAAGACAAACAGCAAAAGAATCCGATAAATTCAACATCGGACAGGTTCATGTTTGCAGGTCACAGGAAGATGTAAGAGAAGGTATCAATATCACAAATTATGAAATCATAGACCATTTTGATACATCAGTATTCGATGGAGTTGTTCTCGATGAATCATCAATATTGAAATCATTTACATCAAAGACAACAGGGCAACTAACAGAACGATTTCAAAATACGCCATACAAGCTATTGTGTTCAGCTACAATCGCTCCTAATGATTTTACCGAGATCGGTACATCATGTGAATTCTTAGGGATTATGAGCCGCACAGAAATGCTTGCAACATACTTTGTTCATGATGGAGGAAAGACATCAGACTGGCGTTTGAAGAAATCTGGAAGAAAGAAATTCTGGGAATGGATGGCTACATGGGCGGTGTGCTTTAATAATCCGAACGAACTGGATTATGAGATTGATGGTTATGATCTTCCGAATCTTAATATTGAGAAAATCATAATTAGATCAAAGGTCAAAGAAAATGAATTGGTCGCAAAGGTGGCTGAGACGTTACAGGAACGCAGAGAAGCACGAAAAGAATCAATTCAGGACAGAACCGATAAAGCATCACAGATGACAAATAATTCTGATGAGACATGGCTGTGTTGGGTTGATTACAACGATGAATCTTCCGTTCTGTCAAAGAAATGCAGAGACAGTGTAGAAGTTAAAGGCAGTGACGAGCCAGAACACAAAGCTAATGCAAGCCTTGATTTTGCAGAATCAAAAATTCATTGTCTTGTGAGTAAACCATCTATATTTGGATTCGGCAGTAACTTTCAATCATGCCACAATATGATTTTTTGCGGATTGTCTGACAGCTACGAGCGTTTCTATCAGGCTGTAAGAAGATGTTGGAGGTTTGGACAGACAGAAGATGTCAATGTTTACATCATACTATCTGAGAGAGAAATTGCGATATTGCAGAATATCGAGAAGAAACAGAAACAGATGGATGAAATGCAAAGAGAAATGACATCAATCATGAAAGAATCCACACTGTCAGAAATCAAGAACACAACAAGAATCACAGAAACATATAATCCTACAGAAAGAATGAGGTTACCATCATGGATATAAAGAATCAATACATTACGGAACAGGTAGCTATGTATTGTGCAGATACAACAGAAGCCATACAGACGATAAAAGATAACAGCATCGGATTGATAGTTTATTCTCCTCCGTTTAGTTCGCTGTACACTTATAGCAACAGTGAAAGAGATTTGGGAAATTCCAGAAATGATGAGGAATTTTTCACACATTTTAATTTTATCGTAAAAGAAATGTATAGAATCCTGATGCCGGGGAGAATTATGGCAGTTCACTGTATGAACATTCCTGCCATGAAGGAACGTGACGGCTATATCGGAATAAAGGATTTTAGAGGTGATCTAATAAGATGTTTCCAGAAGGAAGGTTTTATTTACCATTCTGAGGTGACTATTTGGAAGAATCCAGTGACAGAAATGCAGAGAACAAAAGCACTGGGATTATTGCATAAGCAAATCAAGAAAGATAGTTCTAAGAGCAGAATGGGAATGCCTGACTATATCGTGTTCATGCGGAAACAAGGTGATAATCCAAAACCTATCACTCATACGAACGAATCATACCCTGTATCGCTTTGGCAGAATGTAGCCAGTCCTGCGTGGGAGATAACGCCACCTGTATGGGATGATATCAACCAGTCGAATACACTGAATCGAATGTTTTCTGACGAAGAATCGGAAAAGCACATAGCACCGCTTCAGTTAGATGTGATTGAAAGAATAATCAACCTTTACAGTTGCGAGGACGATGTTGTTTTTACTCCATTTATGGGTATTGGGTCGGAAGTTTATCAGGCTGCAAAAATGGGCAGGAAAGCCATCGGAATTGAATTAAAAGATGTTTATTTTGAACAGGCTGTGAAAAATATTCATATGCTTGAAAATGAGAAAAATCAGATGAATATATTTGACTTTATTGAAAGGGGAGATTGAGTTATGAGCGTAGCAGTAAACGAAAATGTTATAGAGTTCAAACGAAATCAGGAGACAGCAACAGTAACCTTCTGTCAAGGCAGGTACGTTTCCAAAATCAAGAAGTTGGCTGAACAGTATCCAGATGAATGTGAGATTGTTGCAGAGAATCCTGACGGGTCAATTATGGCTCATATACCTACAAAGTGGGTAAAAATTAGTAGGGTTGTCAGAGAAATGACTGACGAACAGAGAGCAGAACAAGCCGAAAGAATGAGAAGCAATCTAGCAAACATGAAAAGCAACTCAAAAACAGCAGATAATGCTTTAGAGGATAACTAATACCTTTGAGCATATAAAGGCTGAAATTTATTGATTAAATAAAGGAGAAACAACATGGCAAAGCATACCGACAACGAAGTGTTAGAAATGACCAATGAATTATATCAGCAGATCTTAGCTGATAGTCCGAGTAGCAAGAAGGAAGATTGTAAATTCCTTAGTCATTCTCCCGGAAGATATTGCAATGCATCAACTCATACGAATTGTAACAAATGCGAATTGTTTGAGCCTACAATCATGGCGAAATTCAGGAGATTGCTTATCAATACAGTTGAGTTAAAAGACGAAATTGATCGGAAAGTTAAAACAATACGGGACTTGAGAGAAACAATATTTCAACAGGTGGAAACCATCAGTTATTTAAGGGCAGAATTGGAGTTAAGAGATAAGCAGACAGAATTAGCGGTAGAAATGGCAAGGAAGGTGAGTGGAGATGGACAAATTACAGACGGGAAGAAATCTGAAACAGATACGGGAAGCAAGGAAGATGTCGCAGGAGAAGTTGGCGAGGAAAGCTGAAACAACTGTGGGTACAGTTAGTAATCATGAGAAGCACGGTGTTACTTCGATAGATTACATTCTGCGGTATTGCGAAGCATTAGGCTGTGAACCTTCTGACCTTTTGGCTGATACCGTAGATCTTGAAAAGTTTTCATTGGAAGAAGATATCACATCATTCTATCCATGGAATCTGGCCTACACAGTCATGATTGGTTCTTGGCCATCGAAGGGCGATTACGAAAAGGATGACGAGTTGATTTACAGGGTCTATGTTCCTGCGCTCAAAGAAGCCGTGTTGCAGTTGACCGAAAGAGAGCAGAAGGTACTTGAATTGCGATTCGTTCATGGCATGACCTATGAACAATGCGGATACCGATTCAATGTCACAAGAGAACGCATTAGGCAAGTGGAACAGAAAGCATTACGCAAACTGCGGAATCCGAGATTTAGCAGACATTATCTTCTCGATACTTTAGACAAGGCATTTGAGATCGATGCGGAACGTGCCAGTCTGGAGCGAGAAAACATTGAGCTGCGTGAAAAACTGGAAAAGTATGAGAATGTTCCGAAACCAAAAGTTGAACCGAAGAAGATTAACATTGATGAAATGGAGTTATCGGTCAGAAGTTACAACTGCCTGAAACGTGCTGGGTTCAATTTTGTGGACGATCTGGACGGGAAAACGGTTGAAGACCTGAAACGAGTCCGTAATCTTGGCATGAAGTCTTTACGAGAAGTGATTGAGAAAGCCAGGGCGTTTGGAATTGAGATTCCAATGGAAGAAGAAAGCCCCTCTTAATTGAGGGGCAGAAGATTAAACATTGACACCTTTAGACCGCAGGTATTGACGGACAAGTTCATTGATTATATCGGAAACGGTGCAATTTTCCTTAATGGCTTGCATCTTTAATTTTTGCAGTAAATAAGGGTCAAGCCGTGTCGTGAAATTTTTTCTGTTGGATTTATCCATGGCGGTTCTCCTCCTTTAGGAGGATTCTACCATAAAAAAATGTTTACATCAAGTAATAAATGTTGTATAATGTGATTAAGTAATTAAATAATCACATAACCAAAACAACGGAAAGAGGGTGTATGGATTGGGAAAAAGAAAACCTATATCAAAAAAGATACGTTTTGAAGTATTTAAGAGAGATAAGTTTACTTGTCAATATTGTGGCAAATCCGCTCCTGATGTTGTACTTGAGATAGATCATATCCATCCGGTATCAAAAGATGGAGAAAACGACATGATGAATTTGATTACATCATGCTTTGATTGCAACAGAGGAAAAGGGGCAAGGACACTTGATGATGATACCGTTGTAAAGAAACAGCGAGATCAATTAAAGGAATTGCAGGAACGCAAAGAACAACTTGAAATGATGCTTGAATGGAGAAATGGATTAAAAGACATCCAGAATGAATCCGTTAATGCCGTTGCAGAAAGCTTTAAAGAGTATACAGGATATAAAGTTAATGAACACGGGAGAAATATAATAAAAGGATGGGTGAACAAATATCCTTTGACTGACATATTAGACTCGATTGAAACTTCTGTTGATTGGTATTTTTTTGGAAAAGGTGAAACAAAAGAAAACATTGAAATGGCTTTTAACAAGATAGGAGGTATTTGCAAGAAAAAGCAATTAATAAAAAGTGGTGAATATGATAACAGATTTTACTATTACAACTACACAGCCAAAGCAATGAATAATAATTTTTGGTATTGCAATAAAGATTCATTAAAAGAGTTTATATTCTCCGCAGTAGATGACGATGACGATTTTAATGATGTGAAAATGTGTTTAAATGCATCAAAAAACTGGTCGCAATTCAGACAAAACATAGAAGAAGTGTTTGGGTACACATTATAAAAAAAGAAGGTGAAAAATGGCTATATACAGAAACGTAAAAACGGCATTTTGGGACGATGAAAAGGTTATAGATGAATTTTCACCAGAGGACAAATACTTTTTCCTTTATCTTTTAACCAACCCACAGGCAACACAGATCGGCATTTATAAGCTAGTACCGAAATCAACAGCTTTTTATATGGGATACTCAAAAGAAGCTGTCATGGTGCTTCTGGACAGGTTCGAGACGAAATACAATATGATAAGGTATTCCAGAGACACAAATGAAGTAGCTATCAAGAACTATCTCCGACATTCAATCATTAAAGGTGGTAAACCTGTAGTAGATTGTTTGAAGAAGGAAGAAAAGAGCGTAAAAGACAAAAGCCTTGTCCAGTACATAATAAACAGCATTTCAGACAAGGAAGATTTGAACAGTGCGGTAGAAGAATTCATTGAATACCTGATTGAAGAGAAAGGTTACAGTTCAAGAAAAGAAAGTAGCAAAGAAAAGAAATTAGATGAAAAAGATAAAAGAGAGGATAAAGAGAAAGAAGGTAACGTGGACGTTACGTGGAACGTTACGTGGGACGTTACGTCAGACGATACGTCACAGCCTGATGTACTTTTTGAAATGCTCTGGTCAATCTATCCTAAGAAACGTGGCAAAGGTCAGGTATCAAAGAAAGCAAAACAGAAGATTGCAGAGATCGGATATGAACACATGGCAAGGGCAATCGAAAGATATTCCAGTGAGGTAGCAGGAAAAGACCAACAATACACCATGTATGGCTCAACATTCTTCAACAGCGGATATGTAGATTATCTTGACGAGAACTACAAGCCTTTACCGACACACACTGAGCAGATAGCAGATGTATTTAAAAGAGCAGGAGAAAAGATAGATCAGGAAGGAGGAGTATATAATGAATTTCCAAGAATTTAGCAAAATAGGGATGGCGATCAAAACATATTTCCCGAAAGAGGAAAATCTAATGAAAACCGAAGATGCTGTCAGATTGTGGTATGAAGCATTGAAGGACATTGATTACACCACAATGTCAATGGCACTGAATAAATGGGTGGCTACAGAAAAGTGGTCACCTACGATAGCCGATCTCAGACGGTTATCCTTTGAAGTTAGCAATCCAGAGATACCAACATGGGATAATGCGTGGGAGACAGTTCTTCATGCTGTCAGGACATATGGATACAACAGGCGAATAGAAGCCATGGATAGCCTTGATGAGATCACCAGAAAAACGGTAGCAAGAATCGGATGGAACCAGATATGCATGAGTGAGCAGATAGGAATTGAGAGAGCGGCATTCCGAGACATTTACAATGTGCTTGCGGACAAGACCAAAGAACAGGGACAGATTGCCCCTGCAGTGAAAGCGGTGATAGAAGCCACCAGACAAGCCCACAATCAGCTTTTGGCGGACAAGCTTATTAGGTCTAAGCCTGTTGCAGAAAAACCGTCAGAAAAGGAAACTGTGGAGTTGAGTAAGACAACGCAGAAGAAGCTTGATGATTTGAGGGAAAGATTGAGAGGTGTGGGATGAGCGGAGCAATCATAGGCTTTATCATAGGTTTTATATCCGGCAGTGTCATGGGAGTTATATCCCTTGCTCTGTTGGTGGCAAGTAAGGATGAGGACTGAAAGGGGTTGCATAATATGGGTGAAACAATCACTTGCAAAGAATGCAGATATTTCAATGAGCATCATTTCCCAAATGGAGAATCATACGGATGGTTTTGCGACAGAACACATATTGAATCAGAACCGAATGAGTCTTGCAGTAGGGGAGTAAGGAAACACGATAACGATTTAAACAGAAAGGAATAACACCTATCCTGTGAAGCAGGTTGTGCTGCGGAGAATGGGATGGCAGTACATAAAATAAATCATCGTGGCTGAAAAGCCTTATGAAAGAAATGAAATAAGGCATTGAGAGCAATCTAAAATGTTGACCATGCACATTGGTTATGTGTAGTGGTCGGTGTGAAAAGATTAAAAGTATGTTGGATGAGTGCAGGAGCAAGCAGTTTTATTGCAGGATACCTTGCAGGAGATGTTGATGAGTGGATTTACATCGATATTGAAGACCAACATAGGGACAGCATTAGATTTATACATGATTGCGAGAAGGTGATTGGAAAAGAGATTACGATTCTAAAATCCCACGAATACAAAAACGTGGAAGATGCGATCAGAGAATTTGGTGGTTTCAAGAATGCCAGAAACGGCTTTGCACCATGTACGAACTGGCTGAAAAAACGAGTCAGAAAAGAGTGGGAATGGGAACACCGAAGGGACATGATTACTTATGTTTGGGGATTCGATGCAAACGAAAAACATAGGGCTGACCGACTGGAAGAAGCCATGTATTCGTTTGAGCATGAATTTCCGTTGATAGACAGAGGGTTAAGCAAGCAGGATGTCCACGAATTGCTCAAAAGACTAGGGATCAAAAGACCTATCATGTATGACCTTGGGTATCCGAACAACAATTGTATCGGATGCGTAAAAGGTGGTATGGGATATTGGAACAGAATCAGAAAAGATTTCCCAGATGTATTTGAAAGCAGGGCAAGACTAGAAAGAGAGTTGGGAGTCACGATGCTAAAAGACAAAAACGGATACATCTATCTAGATGAACTAGACCCGAACAGGGGAAACATGAACATGGAAATCATGCCAGAATGCGGTATATCGTGCTATCTGGCATCACTGGAAATGAAAGGGTAACCAAATGGCATGGATTAAATTACATCTGGTATATGATGGAAGAGAGGTTTATGCAAACACAGAAAACATAAATATCGTAAATAAAGATTACAGAGAATCTAAAGATGTCACTTGCATATCCTTTGCAGGTGATACAGAAAATTATATTCGGGTAACCGAATCCGTAGAAGAGGTCATGAAGAGGATCAGAGAATGCGATGAAATATGAAAAGCCATATGTAATCAGCCAAGAACGAAAGACGGGGCAATGGTACTGCCACATGAGAGGATACCCATATATCCCTGTTTTTGGCTCAATCGGTGACAAGAAGAAAGCAAAGAAGATTTGCGATATGTATAACAGAAGCGTGGGGGCAAAGGAATGAGGTTCAAGAAACCTAAAAATGGTCATTACAATATGTACTGCTATGGATGTAAACATTACACATTTAAACGGCAGATAGGCTGTGCATATATCTGAGAGTGCCATGCGATACCTGATGACATAACGAAGCAGGATGCGTATGACAGACCATGCGGATTATGGGAGAAAAAGTGATGATAAAAATCATAGTCAGACCTGATGGTACAGGGACGCTGATTGAGTATGAGGAATCAGATGATAAATGAAAATATACATGGCTGTTGAGAACAGCAAGGAAGAATTACCTTTGGCAGTGGCAGATACGCAGACAGAATTGGCGGTGATCATGGGTGTAACCTTATCCCATATATGCCGATGCGTCAAAGGACAGAAGGGATTTAGTAAGCAATCTAAGTTCAGAGTATACCAAGTAGATGTCAACGAGATTGACATAGAGTAACTATTAACGATAACTGGCATATTTTTACACATTACACCATGCCATTGATATTACCACCTGCCCTTCGGGGCAGGAGAAAGGAGAAAAATGTATTTACCAGATGATGCTCCAGAGAGCTTGAAAAAGATAAAAGCAAGAATGGTTAATTCCAATGATGCATATCAGTTCTTAGTGGACTACTCAACGCCAGAACTTGAAGAAATCCACGCTTTCCTTGTCAAGTGTGGCAAGTGGAATCTTATCAAACGTGATGTTGAGAGAGAACTGAAGATGAGACAGCCATGTAAGCAACAGTCAGCCGAATGGCTTGAGCCTTTATGGTATGCAGTAATGAGCCTTTTTGGTAAGGGTTATATGGACAGGCACGACAAAGAGACGCTGAAGATATTGGAAAGGGTATGAAATGGCAAGTGGATTAATGCTGATAGCTATAGTGGTGCTAGTGTTGGCATATGTATTTATGGAGTAGACATGAAAAGAAGATACGAAGACAAGATAGACCATGAGCGGTTCGGAAAGAATCTCAAGGCTATCATGAAAGAAAAAGATGTCATACAGAAGGAGTTAGCTTATGGAGTTGGCACATCACAGGGAGTGGTCAGCCTGTGGGTGAATGGGAAGAAAGTGCCATATGCGAAAAATCTTGTCTTGATAGCAAGATTTTTAGAAGTAAGCATAGACAGGCTTTTAGAAGGGGTGGTGCTTGATGAAATACAGAATTGAGTTAACTGAGGAACAGATGAATGATTTGATAAGCAGACAGGCGGCGATAGATGCGCTGAAGCGTGATGAAGAGTATGACGAGGACATCCCGAACCGTGCTGACGGAGTTAGGGATGCGATCATTACCATCATGGGACTGCCATCCGTACAGCCAGAGATTATCAGGTGCAAGGATTGTGTGTTGCGGGCAACTGATGAATGCCCCATGTATCATGTTGAATGGGTCAGCTATGAGGATGATGGTTATACAGAGATAGACGATAAAGTATATGATTGGACTGAAGATGATGGATTTTGTCATTTAGGGAAGGAGAAAGTAAATCATGAAGATTGAAGAAGTTATAGAAGAATTAAAAAACCTTCGTGATGGATTAAGAGAATGGACTGGACTGAATCAAAGAGGTGAAGAAGTTTTTGACATGGCTATTGAGGCACTCGAAAAACAGATACCGAAGAAACCAGCCAAATCTAAAAAACCAAGATACGGAATGGGTTACGACTATTATGATTGGGAATGCCCGACATGTGGGAGTTTTCTCGCATTTGAGCCGGATCTTGATAGGCTGAAAAAAGTACATCACTGCAAATGTGGTCAGGCAATTAGTTATACGGAGGATTAAGCATGACAAATCAGGAAGCATTAGAGCAGCTAGAATATGCCAAAGGAATAATTAACCGACAAGGTAAAGATTATTTAGATGAAAGAGATTTTCCCGTTCTGGAATGTGCGATAAATGCACTGGAAAAACAGATACCAAAGAAGTTTAAGATGGTAGATGACTGTACCCCTATCTGTCCTGTATGCGGCGAAGAGGTATGGGATATGGAGTGGTGTAATAGTTGCGGTCAACTACTTAGTGATGAAGCGGAGGATTGATTATGAGATTACAGAAGAATGAGCTATATCAGGAGATTGAGATATTCGATGGTGATGCTAAGGTCGGCACAGCTGAGGTAGATATTAACGGAAAAATGCTGTCCAGGTTGAATATCTTTAATTATTACCAGAATCAGGGCTATGGCACAAAAGTAGTTAAGCAGTTGATCGATGAATATGGTATCAATTGTCTGTGGGTTGAAAGCAAAAATGATCGGGCAATTCATGTATATGAGAAGTGCGGATTTAAGAAGAAACATCCGACTATGTATTTGATGGAGAGGGATTAATTATGATGAGTTTGGATGAAGCAATTCAGCATTGTCTGGAAGTGGCAGAACAAAAAGAAACAAAGGCAAAATATTGTTTTAAAACCCCGTGGGAAAGTGACGATATAGCCAAAGATTGTGTTAAATGTGCCGAAGAACATCGTCAACTTGCAGAGTGGCTGAAGGAGTTGAAAGCCTACAGAAAATCCGCAGATGTTCCCAATACAAATGTCGGAGACATGATTAGCAGACAGGATGCAATAGATTATCTAATAAGCAAAGCTAACAGAATAGGAGCTTATGGTTATATCAGCACAAAAGAGATATATGATTATCTATCAGGGTTGCCATCAGCAGAGCCAGAAGAAGTTATACCACATCGGAATTATAAATATTTGTCGGCTTTCTGGTGCGAATGCGGTAACTATCTTGGCAAAAAAGGCGAGGTTATCTACTGCTCAGATTGTGGAAGGAAGGTAAATTGGGATGAGTGATTTAATCAACAGGCAGGATGCCATTCGTCTTGCGGAACAAGGACAAATACAAGGATTTGAGTGGCAGTTTAAAAAGTTATGTACGTTGCCATCCGCACAGCCAGAACCTGCAATCCCGTTGTCATGGATTGAAGGGCAGATTAAATGGCTGAAAAGTCTGGACAATGCTTTTTCGACTTTAACGGCAGTACAGATTTCTGCGATGGTGAATAAATGGAGAGGTGAACAGGATGAGATTGATTGATGCAGACGAATTAAAGACAGCATTTCCATGTGGTGAATATGTCAGGACGGAGTCCGTCAGGGCAACAATAGATCATATGCCTTCCGCAGAACCAGAACGGTTGACCGATGATGATTTCGAAACAATCAGAATACATTTAAATGCTATAAAAGAAAAACTCTGCAATCAGAAAAGATGGGAAGAAGCGGAAGAATATCAGCGTATAATTGACCGATTTATGGCATTTGCATCCGCAGAGCCAAAACGCAAGACGGCCGAATGGATATACGGAGAGAATGGCGGTCAAGATGGATGGTACTGTTCAAAATGTGGATTATTCATTCCTTGGGACTATGAATATTATGGCTTGGACAACATTGATTTTATTGCCGACTTCCACACTTGTCCTAAATGCGATAGGAAGATGCTGAAATATACAGGCATGAGAGGTGAACAGGATGATTGATGCGGGTACGATCTTGGAAGTTACGAGAAATCTGATAGGTGCAACTGAACCATACGGCGATTATGGCATTGATAGAGAGCGGACGCAGAATCTTGACAAGCTGATTTACATCATTGTTGAACTGCTCTATGACGTTGAGAAGGTGGCGATTAATAAAGATCGTCACGAAGGCTCTATGCAGACGATGGGTAAAAAGGCGGACAAAGCACTGAATGATTATTGGAGTTGGATTGAAGGCTACTTGAGAGGTGATTCAGATGGTAACAAGTGACGGATACACTCTATTCCAAAGGGGGAATCAAATTATCATCGGTCTGCCGCAAACATGGGCAACTCTAACAGATAGTGGTTCTCCGATAGTCGATAGGCAACCGTACCTATCGACTGAACAGGAAATGTGTTTATTAGCTATTGTTAAGGAATTTATGAGAGGTGATTCAGAATGATGAAGTGGGAAGCAGAACAAAAAGGGTATACTTGCAACGACTGCTTTTTAGCCATGCAGAACTGCCATGACATATCTATCTGTTGCGAGGATGAAACAGGGTTGTGTGATTGGTTTGAAGAGATAGCAGAATTGGGAGGTGATTCAGGTGAGAATGATTGATGCGGATGCACTAATTGAGTTTATCGAAAATCGTTATGAAATAACATGGGATTCTGGAACTTACGAAGGTGGAATTAAAGACGCATGTACTGACATTTTAGAAAAAATCGACAATATGGAGACTATTAAGCCAGAAACGAACTGTTCGGAATTTCCGAACGGTTGGATTCCAGTAAGCAAAGAACGTCCACCACAACATCAGGAGATATGGATGACAAGTGAATTTGGAGATGTTGAACTTGTGTACGGCAAGGACGGCATATGGTTGCTTGGCGACGAAATATATTATACTGAACCAGGGATAATTGCATGGATGCCCGCCAATGTACCAGAACCCTATCAACCGAAGGAGGAATCAGAATGACAATTGAGTTGCCAAGAGGACTTGAGATTGATTTGGATGATATACCTGACAATTTAGAAGAACAGGTGCAGAAATGTTTTGCTGAATACACCGATGGAACTAATCCGAAGTTTATGTATCATGACAAACTATGTTTTGTTGATGTTATGGTCAAAAAACTTCATGGAGACAAAGACTCCTATTATGCCGTAATGGATGCCATGAAGGATTATTTGGAGTATGAGGTCAGAGAATACGGCAATATTCCATCCAAAGAGGATTATCTTGATGTCGAGTTTATGGAGCATTGTTATAAACTTGGGCAGAGAAGCGTGGAAATGTATTCGCATGAGTGGCAGAAGAAGCAAAGGAAACATGATGACGATAAAATCATGAAGGTTCTTTGCAGAGCAGTAAAAGCGGTCATGGATTACGAATGGGGAAAGGACGGCGTTTTCGCATGGCAACCACTACATGCCCCCTATCAGCCAAAGGAGGATGAATCATGATGCCATGTGTTTACTGTATCGGATGCAGATGGTACAGACCGTATGAGCGTATCTGGTGCGTACATCCAGACAAGGAGAATTGCAAGCAGAGAGAGTATTGGGAGGATGAAGAATGACATTAGATGAAGCGATGAAAGAATTATCAAAATCCATTAAATCTGCACTCGATATAATCGGGGATGCCTTTCGTAAGATTAGAGATCAGGTAGAAGAGTAACCAATCAATCAAGCGACAAGCAATAAAAGCAAGCGATAGGAGGAATAACAATGAATAATTATATCACAATAGTTTTTAGAAATGGAGATATGTGTCACTATAAACCAGAGGAATATACAGACTATCGTTATGATGGTAAGTATTTTATCGTGATTCGGGATAAGCAGTGGATTGGATTCTATAATCTTGATGCTGTGGAGTTTATTACTGTTGGAGAACAGGAGGACTAAAATGGCGAAAATCAAAATTAGATACGTTGCACAAGTAGAGATTAATGCAGAATGTGATGAAAGTAAATGCCCTTTCTCACTTGAAGAAATAAAAAAAGAAACACTCAAGAATTTAACTCCAGAGTTAAAGCAACTAATTGAAGATTTGTATATTGATTATGGCATATGTAATGTCGAACAAATAGTCGCAGAAGCATGGATGGAGGACTAACAATGGCTAAATATGTGATTGAAATACCAGATGACACAAAATGGATTGATGTGTATTATAGAGCAAAAGATCATTGGCAATATGGAACTATTACAAAATACTTTGATGAATTGATACCATACACTGAACCAGATGAGGATAAAAGCTATGGCACGAGCAGATATAAGTCAATTGGATTAGCGTTTCTCAAGTGGCTTGGAAACGATGCAGGAGACAAGTTGAAATCAGCTGACGATGTCTATCGGTTTCTTGATAAAAATTGCTGTAACAAAGATGCTGTCGAGCAGAAAGCGTGGGACTTTGTTACGGTATTATATGGACTTAGCGATGAAGAACTATATGAAATTTTCCCAAATGGATGTCCATATGAAATGACTTATTCCGAAGCCAAAGCCAAATACGAAGCATGGAAGAAATCCAAGGATGAAATTCGTGTTGGAGATGAGGTGGTAGACGGGCAAGGAATTAAATGCGTGGTTACTTCTGTTGATGAATGTCATCTCCACGGCTTCAGGTCTGATAATGGAGGAGCTTGCTATAGACAAATATTATCAGTAACTAAGACCGGTCGTCATTTCCCTGAGGTTGCCGAACTGCTAAAGAAGATGAGGGAGGAATAACATGGATATAAATTTAAAGCCGCCTAAAAAATGTGGTGATTGCAATAGCAAGACACAAGTAGGAGATAAATACGTATGTATATTTTATGGTGGTGACACATACGGAAGTGTGATTAACATAGGTACAATACCTGATTGGTGCCCGCTACAAAAACTTATAGAAAGGGCAAATAATATGCCTGACGAAAACAAAAGACTTTTTAAGCAGGCGTATGATGGAATGAAAGAAATGTTTGAACTGATTAATAATGGCAGGGAGGATCAACGTGATAACAATTAAGTATCTTGCAGATTTACAAGGTGCTGAAAGATACGGCACATGTAATTCGTGCGGAAAAGATAGTAAGGAAGATAGCAAGATGGTAAAAGTTGAATTTAACCGAGTACATCTTGGTGAGTGGAGTTGTCAATCATCAATCTTTCTTTGTGATAAATGCAGAAGGGAGTTGTATGAGAAGATATGAAAATTTGTGTATGTGATAGATGCGGAAAACAACGAAATGCGTTGATTCCAAATCAAACTGTGAAGATTCCTATGTATAAGATCGCAAAATTGAGCAGTTTAATGTATCCTGCATGGGAAGACGTTGACTTGTGTAGTGATTGCGAAGAAAAGTTTGCTGAATGGTTGGAAGGTGATTTAAATGAACATAAATACTGACTGGATGATTTACTATTATACTTATGCTACACCGGTTATAGGAATGTGGAGGGAGTTATACATATGATTATCATTGGATATCAGGGGATAGGAAAATCTACACTTGCTAGAGAGTCAAAAGGATTTATTGATCTGGAAAGCTCTACATTCTATGCGACTGGCAAGCGTCCTGATGACTGGCACTGCTATTACTGCAAGATAGCTGAAAATTTATCAGAGCAGGGATATGTGGTATTTGTATCAAGTCACAAGCCAGTAAGAGATTATTTCAAGCAAAGCAATGAAAGGGCAGTTATTATTTGCCCTGACATTTCACTTAAAGAAAAATGGGTATCAAAACTGCATGAAAGATTTGGAAGGTACAGTACCAACAAAAATCTTAGAGCATGGAAAGGTGCGGAAAGATACTTTGATGAAAACATCAAGGATTTGATGAATGAGGGGATTCCAGTAATATTTATTAAAGATATGAGTTATAACCTTGAACATCTAATTAGGAATTGCATTACAAGCAACAAAGAGATTGGTTTCCATGATAGACAGATTTGGTAAGATTGTTAATGTGGAGGGAGTTATATGAAAACACGGATAACCATATTAGCAGAAAATGATGAGCCTATGAGTGCGTTGGGTGATAACCCAGAGGAATTAGCCAAAGAAGCGTGGGAAGCAATCTTACACTGGTTGATGAGAGACAACGGAAGAGATAAGGCAATTGTTGAAAAAGTGGAGGTATTTGAGTGAGATTTGAAAAGGTATCATTTGAGGCTTTTAGATTCGACAGCTTAAGATGTGGCTACACAGAAGAGGCTATCAGGGTAGCATACAATCATATCAAGTTGCCAGAGAGAAAGACGGAGTTCAGTGCAGGATATGACATGGTTACTCCTTATCCTGTCGTATTACACCCAAATCAGCGTATTACTATCCCCACAGGTATAAAAGTATACTTTGAGCCAGAAGAAGCCTCAAAATGGCATCTGGCACTTTATATCAGGTCATCCGTGGGGATAAAACAGCAGGTTGTCATGAGCAACCAAACTGGCGTGATAGATGCTGATTTCTACAACTCAGGAGATGGAGAAGGTGGAATGCTGATTGCTCTCACCAACACAGGAGATCACTACAGACGATTTGAGGCAGGAGACAGGGTGATACAGGGCATCTTTCTTCCGCATGGCATAGTAGATGGTGACGAGGTGAAAAATCGCAGGACAGGGGGAGTAGGGAGTACGGATGACAGATAAATACATCAAGATATCAGACCTTCAGTATATCCTTGCAAAGTATGGCGTATGGCTTGGGAAAGAAACGGAAAAAGAAATCAATCGTGCATCTAAGGATATATGGGTGGCAGAAAATGTAAATATTAAAGAGAAAAAATGAGAATATACTTGAAATTAAGAGCAAAAAGAAGTATATTAAAGATATACAGACAATAACCTCTTATTCTTCGTGGAATTCAACCTTATCTGGATATATGAGTCTCCCGTCCAGATAAACCGTGACAGGCGGTAACTTATATATACATCGTCTCAAGGACATAAAATGTAGCTAGTAATCAGGTGGAGGAAAAGGTAAACTCTTACACGGTAAGGCTGTTTGAATGCCGTAATGTGACAGCTATGTGTGGTGCAAATCCACACCCTGATTATTGCCTATCTGCCATGTGCAGAAAAGGTTTCTGGAGACGTAGAAATGCGTTTCTTGTTTCAAGTGCCATCGGCTGAATTGACAGCCGTACTGACCATAGATTGGTGTTGCAACGCCGATCTATGAGAGGTTAAATCGGTTCATGAGCTGAGTCAATGTTTGGGTGACAAACCCACAATCCGCAGACGTGCGGAGGGTGATGTGGTGAAAGTGGTAAGACACCTTTCGGAGCCGGTCACGGCAAAGGTCGACTCACACAAAGAAAGATATGATATCTGACAGCCTATCAGTATCATGATGAACGGTTCAAATCCGTCCTTCACCCTTGGATTGTAACTAGTGCCATAGTTATGTATCCTCCTATATGAAAAGGTTAGTAGTGCGGAATATAGTTCAATCGGCAGAACAGTCAGAAATGAAAGATGTTGGTTCGAGTCCTTCAATTCCGCATATGCAAGGTCGCTCCTTACTAGGTGGTCAGGAAATCAGGACAGCCCCACCGAATATAAACATGGCTGAATCTTTACAACACTTCATTTAGCAAAGTCCTGACACGCTGTATCAAGGTCGGTATCAGTGAGCGGTAAAAGTGGAAGTTCAGGATTCAGACACTATTTACTGCCATGACCTGATAGACAGGTTCAACTCCTGTGTACAGCAGGAATGAGATTTTTTTTCATTTTACTCTCCTTTCTTAGAACAGTCCAATAGTTTAGTGGTAGAACGGTTCACTTTTAATGGACAGACGTAGGTTCGATTCCTGCTTGGACTGATACCACATACAGACACACGCTATGTGTGTCTTTTTTACAATCAGGAGGTATTATGCAGAAGGAGTTTATAACTCTTAAATTATCGGATATACACCCATATCCCAATAATCCACGAATTAATGAAGGTGCTGTGGCAGATGTGATCGAAAGCATCAAGCAATGTGGAAACTGTGACCCAATCGAGATAGATGATGACAATATCATCCTGTCTGGTCACACAAGGCTGATGGCTCTTGAAAAGTTGCGATATGATAAGACAGAAGTAGTACGTTACACAGGATTGACCGAAGAACAGAAAAAGAAATATCGATTGCTTGCAAATAAGACGAGTGAAAAAGCGGAGTGGAATTTTGAGGCCCTGGAAATGGAATTGCAGGACTTAGACTTTGGAGATTTTGATTTCGGATTTGATATAGGTGCAGAAGATGAGCCAACAGAAATAGTAGAAGATGATGTTCCCGATGTTCCACAAGAACCAAAAACAAAAATTGGTGATTTGTGGAAATTAGGTTCGCATTTTCTTATTTGTGGCGATTCCACGGATGTTGCAGTTATTGATAGGCTTATGGATGGGGTAAAGGCTGATATGGTGTTTACTGATAGCCCCTATGGTATAAACGCAGTCGGAGATAATGGAGAAGTCGGTGCTGATTTTGGTATAGCAAAGAAAGGCAAGTATAAAAAGATAATTGCAGATGATACAACCGAAACAGCGCAACAGGCTTATGACATTTATTCACAACTTTGCGACAAGATGATTTTATGGGGTGGTAACTACTTTCTTGATTTCCTTCCTCCGAGCGATGGTTGGCTTATATGGGACAAGAGAGGGGAAAGCGGTATCAGAAATACCTTTGCAGATGGCGAAATGGCTTGGTGCAGTTTTCACACACCCGTTAGAATTTATCATCAGTTATGGAACGGCATGATAAGAGAGGGCGAACACGAAAAGCGAGTACACCCGACACAAAAGCCAATAAGGATGTTGAGCGAGATATTGCGAGACTTCACGAATGAGGGCGATATAATACTTGATGTCTTTGGTGGTTCGGGCAGTACCTTGATTGCGCGTGAGCAAACAGGACGAACTTGTTATATGGCAGAGTTGTCTCCCGAATATGTGGATGTCATTATAGCAAGGTATGAAAAACTGACAGGAAATAAGGCTGTATTACTGACATAACATTGACAATCCCTACATACGGAGGTATAATATAAGTAGATAATTCTGTATGTTCGGAGGTTTGACGATGTTAAGATTAAGTGATGATTTACAGGTTGGAAAAGCAGGAGAATACCTTGTATGCTTTGATTTGATTATGAAAGGCTTTGTTGCTTATCCGAGTGAACAGGGGTTGCCTTATGATTTGGTTCTTGACACTGGGAATAAGATGTTGAAGATACAAGTTAAATCAACGAGAGAGCCGAAAACGATACCGCAAAGAGCAGATGATTATAAGGGATACTTGTTTCAAGTAAAAAGGTGTGGCAAAGGCGGTAAAAATCATTATGCCAATGATGAAGTTGATGTGTTCGCACTTGTGGCACTTGATACAAAGCAAGTCGGATATATTCTTAATGGTGATATGCCGATGTCAATTACATTAAGATGTGACGATATGCGAGGGACATATTACGATGAGCAAGGGTTGAAGCATTATAATGACATTATGAAATTAAAGGGGAAAATGTCACAACAAGAGATAGCCGACACATTAGGCATAAGCAAAACCATTGTGAACAAGATGTGTTGTAAAACCTATAAACCGCATATATCAAATGCAAGATACTTTTCAGACATTATAAGGGAGGCTGATTGGTTTGAGCGGATTTGACTTGTTCGGTGGCGGTGGTTCAACATTGATGGCTTGCGAACAATTAAACCGTAAGTGCTTTATGATGGAACTTGAACCGCAATGGGTCGATGTAATCATAAACAGATGGGAAACATTCACAGGAAAGAAAGCTGAATTGATAAATGGCACAGATAAACATGAATGATATTCGGCAAGCAATTGTGGA